GAGGTGACAGAATGCTGATTACCGGAAGTAACCTCATCTACAGGCTCAAGGCTGTTACATTTTTCATACACCGCACCTGAGGTTACGGGGAGGGAAGACCCCTGTATGATTTCATTGACAGGCTCAAGGCTGTTACATTTTTCATACACCGCACCTGAGGTTACGGGGAGGGAAGACCCCTGTATGATTTCATTGACAGTAGTCTGTAAGGCGATGAACCTGTTCTCAAGGTTTATGACCGTAACTGTATCCCCTGCTTGCCAGAGTTTTCCTCCGGCAGGATGTCCCCTTGAGTCACAGAACGGTTTTGTCATGGCTCCCATTACGAGCACAGGATATTCTGAAAGCTTATATTCATACTGGGTCTCAGTTGCAGTGACTGTGTAGCAGCCCTGAGGAGGGAGTGTTATGAGCTGGGTATATCCGCTGTCCCAGTAAAAGTTTATCCCGTCTGTAGAGTAGACCGTCTTTTCCCCGGAATAGCCTGCCGTATTGTCGTTTACAAAGGTAACGGCTATAAGCATCCCCTCAACTACTTCTGCTCCTTCGGGGAGGATTACGTGCTTTACGTAGTCTGAGGCAAGTGCACCTGAGACGCCTTTAACGGTCTGTCCTGCAACAAAACCGTACTCATCGCCTTCTACATTTACTTTTGTAATCTTATCCATAATGCCTATTATAAGACCTAATATCAGGCTTGTAAACAACTCTTGATTTATGCTACTTCGGGTAGTATTATGTAAGCAAACGTATTTTGGAGGAATTATGTCCCTATCTATACCAATCATAAATATGTTCAATGTAGACGGACAGACTTATGAAATGGAGCCTGTTCTTGACCCTGCACCAACTGAAAACTCTGAAAACGGTATAGAGAGTAATGGTATGTTTGAAGACAAATCAGACATTCCTGTGGCAAACTCAAGAAAAAGCTTTACAGCTGGGGGTGCTTGGGCTGATAAAGCAACAGGAGCTGTAGAGGGCTCAGATAAAGTTTTTACTAGCAAAGAAATGTATAAATATCTGCGTTGGTTTTTAGATTCATTAGGCTATACAACAACACAAATACCAGAAAGTCTACCTTAGGAGGCGCGTATGTCATTATTTAGGAGTACTATAAACAGAGTTATATCTAAAATTAAAATAGAGAACAAAGATTATGCTGTTAAGTTTGTTTTAGATTCTGTACCCACAGAAGGTTCAGATAGAGGTTTATCTAGTGGTGGTGCATATAGCGATAAAAGCAACACACCACAGCAAGGAAGTACTAAGAATATAACAGCACACGGAGCTTTCTTAGATAAAGCTACAGGAGTCGTACAAGGCTCTTCAAAAAATATGACAAGTGCAGAAATGTATAAATATATCCGATGGCTGTTAGACCTGACAGGCCATACAGACATACAGATACCACAGAGTCTGACATAACTTGGAGGTTGTATGTTATCAATTATTAAGCCAATATTAAATAAAATTATTACGCATTTTAACGTACAAGGTGTAGACTATGCTGCAGAACATATTGTAGACGATATACCTGTAGAAGGTTCAGCTAACTGTCTTTCAAGCGGAGGAGCTTATGCTGATAAAAGCAATAGCCCGGTACAGAACGATAATAGAAATTTTACAGCAGGAGGTGCTTACGCAGATAAAACTAGTGTGTGCACAAGTGGTGAAAGTAAGAATTTTACCTCAGATGGTGCTTTTAAATATTTTAACTGGCTGCTTGGTGTTTTAGGCTTTGTCAGACTAAATATGGGAAGCAAAACAGGTCAGATTTCTAGCGCTATGATTCTGACTACACCTTGCTTTCATAACGGGCGGTGGATATCAAGTGGTAGAACTAAAAACAGCGACTCTTGTCTTTGGGTAAGTGATGACGGCAAAGTGTGGGATTGTAGTCGTGAGGGTAGTTGGCGTGATAACCCGACATCGGATATAGTATTTGGTAATGGACTTTTTGTAAGCAATAACAATTTCAATGCTTTTTGGTCTACGGATGGGCTTACATGGAATAAAGGGCAGTATATTTTTGATACACTGGGTGCGTTTCGCAGGGTGCTTTTTCACGATGGTCTTTTCGTAGCTGCCTGCAACAACTGCGTTGCATGGTCTTCTAACGGCAAAGATTGGACGATTGCATCAAATATCACTGCTGGTACTGCACTGTATTTTGCAAACGGTTTATGGCAACTTGGTACAGCCTCTGGGGCATGGTGGTCTTCTGATGGTAAAAATTGGACTCAATCATCCGGGTTGCCCACTAATAAAACTATCAGAGATTTTTGCTTTGGTAACAACATATGGGTTTGTGCGTTAGAAAACACTTTCACATATTACAGCAATGATGGTAAAACTTGGGTACGTTCAAGTGCTTATATCTATGGAGAATCAAGAGTATCTATTTGTTATGCTGATGGAATATTTTTGGGCTGTAGCAGTGGTTCAGAGAGTATAGGCTGGTCACCTGATGGTGATATTTGGTATAAGGCTATAGCAGTACCTAATGTTTCTTTTAGTAAAATTATGTATTCAGCTGGTATTTGTGCTTGTGCATCTACAAAAGGTGTTTGGTGGTCTTCTGACGGTAAAAATTGGACTCAAGACGAACCTTCAAAAGACTATAGTATATCCATCCTTACCTCTAATGATAACTTTTTTATTGCCTTTGGGCGTACTGCAGGTGGAGACGCAGTACCATGGTGGTCTTCTGCTGCTGCACTCCCTCCTTTTATCCCTGATTGACACTCCTCCTGCATTGGTCTACAATCAGATATATTTAGAGTTCTTCTTTCACTGAAAGGAGCTTTGCAGTTGCAGCTGTGAGCTCCTTTTTCTTTTCCCGTTGACTTTCCTTCCCAATGCCCGTAAACTGTACTGTAAGGGAAAACAGTAATGGCTTATAATACCGAAATATGGCGTGAGATTGAAAAATCAGGAACGTCAAACTATCGAAAAGACAATAAAACCTATGTCCGCTGCACAGACTCATTTAAGGCTATGCCTCTTCGCGTGCAGGAGCGTATCAACAAAAAAGTACAGGACGCAGAGCTTACTAACGTAAAAAAGGTTATGCCTGACGTTGTGGGTGCTACAGAGCTCAGACAGCAGGTTCGCGACAGGCTTACCCCTGTCCTCTTAAACTCTTATCACTCAAAAGGCTCAATCATCACACGCGTAAACGACATTATGCCCGGCTTTGGTGTACCGCGTGCTGCTCCCGGCCCTCAGGGTTTTGGTCAGGGCTGGGTTGGAAATGCTACGAATGGGGCCGGCATGCCGGGTATAGACCCTTCGCATGACCTTCGCATTGTCCCTAATGTATGGATTTCTCCGGGAGAAGCTAATGCCATCTACTCACAGAAAGGTATCCCAGAGCTCATCATTAAAAAGAAATCACAGTCAATCCTCATAAACGGAGTACGCATCCGAAACCCTAAGCTATCACCTGAACAGCTTAAGATTATTTCTGAGAACATGATTAAGCTTGACCTTGCAGACCATATCGCACAGGCCACAAACTGGTCACTTGTTTACGGCGGAGCCCTTATGTTCCCTATGTTCAAGGACGACTCCCCTATTTCAATGCACCTTCCTCTTCCTGCCCTTCTTAAGGCAGGCATTGTAAAGAAGAACTGTATCAGCCGCTTTGTGACACTTGACCGCTGGAACATAGTACATATTCCTCAGTGGAACCCTACGGCAGAAGATTTCTTGAACCCTAAGGAGTATTTTATTCCTTTCCTCGGCTGTGACGTTTCAGGTGACAGATGTGCACGTGTCGTGACTGCACCTCAGGCAGGATACCTTGGAAACATTATGACCCTCGGCTGGGGTATATCTGATATGAACGGCTGGTATGAGAGCGTACTCAACTATATGACAGTAATGTCTACAATTCCTACCATGATTAACCAGATGTCTATTCTGGCCCGTACAATCAACGTAGACGGTGTGCTCGCAACCGAAGGCGAACTTATCCTTGACGAAGTGGCTAATCAGGACACAATCCGCGTGCGCCACTCGTCAAACCTTGATGACCCTATCAATCTTGACGTTATCGGAAACTTGCAGGCCATTCAGCGTGACTTCAAGGAAGTTCCTGAGCTTATGCGCCTTATAAGACAGGATTTCTGTGCAAGGGCCAATATCCCTGAGGAGCTTATCCTGTCTTCTGAACGTGGAGCTTTCTCGTCAGGAGACACTACAGAAGGTGCCCTTGAAAAGCAGTGGGAGGCAATTAAATACATTCATAAAGACGTTGCACGCCAGCTCAGATACATCACATACCTTGTAGTAATCGACGCTCTTGGCGTTGACCGCAACGTTATGAAAGCCCTTCCTTATACAACCATTGAGTTTGATAATCCTTCCCTGACTGACGCGGCTAAAAAGTCTAAGTTCTTTAAGGAAATGACCGAAGGTTACTTCAATGAGGTTTCAGGCCTTATGCCAGCCGGTGACGCACTTGCCCTTGCTGCTGCCGTCGGTGAGACAGACCTTCCTGTTGATTCAGAGGTTGTATCAGAGCTTAAAAAGCGTCAGGCAAAACTCGATAAGCAGAACGACGAAAAGCATGACCTTGAAATGGAGCTTTTGCGTGAGCAGATTAAGAGCATGAAAAATCCTGTTCAGCCGGGAGCCGCTTCTCCTTCTGCCCCGAAGCCAAAGAATGATGATGGCTCAAAAGGACACTCGTATGGAAATCGCCTTCAGCAGAAACAAAGTGAGCGTGTAAGTGCCTCAGGCAAGACTTTCCAGAGGCTCCAAAAGGCACAAAACTAACGTTAGTTAGTTGACAATACTGCTTAGTGGGGAGTAGAATAAACAATATGAAAGTATGTGTTCACGACGGAACAGAAAGTTATGAGACAGAAGCAGACGACTGCGGTACAAAGCCTTATATCGCAGTAAAGAAATGCCGTATGCTTCGCTCAGGTGTTCAGCTCTATACACGTGATGAAGTTCCTGAGGAGCTTTTGAAAGAGCTTCCTGAGGCAAAGCGCAATCAGACTGTTTTTAAAGTATATAGAAAGCCTGAGGCAATCATCAAGCATCTTAAAGACTTCAATTACATTCCTCTAGCAAATAATCATCCGGCTGTAGACATTACGCCTGATAATAGACATCAATATGAGGTAGGTCGTGCAGGTGGTCTTGCAACCGTCACAACTCTTGATGACGGAAATGTTTATGTTGAAAACGATTTGATTTTCGACGACAGAAAAGCTTTTGAGGATTACAAGAACGGAAAGAAACAGCTTTCAATCGGATTGCAGGCTGTATGGGTTGTCTCTGACTCTCCTGACTGGGATTTTGAAGTAATAGATTTCTCAAACGTAAATCATGTGGCTCTTGTTGAGAGAGGCAGGGCCGGAAAAGAAGCAAAAGTAATGGATACTATGGCGGCAGTCAGCCGTTCCATTGATACAAACTTCCGCGAGTGCGGAACAGGAGGATATGGTATGAACTTTTTGAAAATGTTCGGTATCGGCAAGAATAAGGACGCCGCCACTTTCTGCCTTAGTAAGGCTGTTTTGGACTGCGCTGCAAAGCTTGCCAAAGACGGTATTACAGAGGATGAGGCCAATACAGAAGTAAAGGCCGTAATGGACTGTGTAGTTCGTCTTGGTGATAGCGAAGACCGCAAGGTTCTTACTGGTATGGTTCGTGACGCTTTGACAGGTGCAAAAGACCTGAACGGTGCTGACGAAGAAGCAAAGAAGAAGGTCGCAGACGCACTTGACGCTCTTTACAAGAAATGTCAGGACGCAGACGACGAAAAAGCAAAGCAGGCTGTTGAAGACGCTCTTAAAGGTAAGGAACCTGAAAAGAAAGGTGACGAAGGTAAGGGCGACAAAGACGAAGGCGATGACGACGGAAAGAAAGGCGAAAACAAGGACGGTTGCGGCTCACAGAAAGACACAGCTGAAATTGTTGAAGCAGCTATCGCAAAAGCTTTGGATGCTCAGAAAGCTTCAATCGGCGACATGATTGATGTTGCCATTAAGAAAGCACTGGGCGTAGAAGGTCACAAGCCTGAGGCAAAAGGTCAGCAGACTGACAATGCCCCTATTTTTGACGCAGCAGACCTTGCTATTGACGCTTGGAACCGCTAAGGAGGATAGAAATGTACGCAACACCTAATGCTAAGATTTCTGTCACAGGACAGAAAGTTTGGAAAGGAGCTGACAAGTCAAACGGTATTTTGATGCTTGGTGACTCAGTTCCTCATATTGAAACATCATATTCTGAAATGGTTTTGGGCTCAGACCTTGAAGGTCTTGGACTGCCTTTTGTACCTTTCGGAAATGCTGTCTGGTACGATGACAACGACATCGCAAACAAGAAATACGCCACAATTCATGGCTCTAAACCTGCTGACGGCGGAAGCTTCGCAGGTATCATGAAGTATGAACAGGGCGTTATGACCGGCTTCCCTATGAACGAGAAGTCAGGCTACGGTAACGGTATCATGCCTCACATGAAGGGTACCCTCATTAAGAGAGGCTTTGTATGGTACAAGGACTGCTTTGCTTCTGCTGCCGGCGCAACAAAGCGCGACTTTAAGGACATCACACGCAATATGTGCCTTTTTGCACGTAATGCCGGTGGTCTTCCTGTTCTGGCTGTACCGACAAGCGTTACCAACGGTATTCCTGTTCTTGCTGACTGTACTTATGTAGGCTCTATCGAACAGATTGAACCTGAAAATGAGGCAGTTCTTATCAACATCGGGTTCAATTACCCTGTAGCTGCCCCTGAGGCAATCGCATAATAGGAGGACAGAATGGCTATTATTACAGCTTCAAAACGTTTGAATGACTTTGCCTCAAAAGCTGAGGCTTATCTTACAGCCAACCATGCAGGAAAAATCGACGCTACTTCCTGCCGTATCTACATCGGAGCAAACAAAGACTCAGGTGTAGGCCTTGACGCACGCTGGCGTCTTACAGGCATGGCTAAAAACGCAACACCTTTGTACATGGAACTTCCTGACAAGGCTTTTGCAAAACAGATGATTGCTAACCCTGAGGCTATCCTCGGTGGTGACACATTCAGTGTAAAGCAGACAGACGCTGCAAATGCGTATATCAGTGATGCTATTCAGGGTCTTATGGACAAGAAAGGAAAGACATTTGAAGAGGCTAAAAAAGCCGTATTTGATGCAATTCCTCTTGTAGGTTACCGCAATCCTAAGACACGTGAGATTGAGGCACAGCCTTTCATCAAGGGTGTAACAGACGCTGACATCATAAGTATGCAGGTTCCATTCTGGAACATCACATATTACAACAAGGTATTCAAGCAGCCTATGCTTACAGGCTACGCTAAGCACCTTGTTTCTGAAATTGGTGTTCCTAACGTTTGGGCCGACGCTGTCTCAATCTGGACTCAGAGCTTTGAAGGTATGGCACGTATTGCCAATGTTGCAAAGACTACAGGTCAGCACAACATTAACGAAGCTGCTAAGACACGTACACATCAGATTATTTCTGAGTTTGTAAACATGGTAGCAGACTTTGAAACTTCTCCTTCTGACCAGATTTACGGTGGCCTTGCAGGAAACCCGCTCACAAATCAGGCTATCGGCGAAAATGAACGTTATACACGTTTCATGCTCGAACAGCTCCACAATGCTTTGATTTACTTCGGTGACGGAGCATCAGGCTTTGAAGGTCTTGCACAGCAGACAACTGAAATCCAGTGGTCAGACGCTCCGTTTGAATACATCTACGAAGACCCGGCAAATGCGACTAAGGGTGCTGATATGCTCGAAATGCTCAACTACCTTATCGGTGGCTGGCTTGAAGAGCTCAACTTCCTGCCTACAAAGGTTCGTATCTGCTGTTCTCCGACAATGTACAAATGTCTTAAATGGTCTTTGACATCTAAGGTTTACAACCAGTCAAGCCCATTGAAGTTCATCAACGAGGCATTTGACCAGCAGGGCAACAAGTTCATGTCAACAACTCCTGTAAAGCAGATGGATAACTTCCAGCGCATTTACGAGTTCTGCTCTGACCCTATGCTTGCTGCAACAGACACAAACAAGGGTATCATCAACCCGTTCAACGACGATGATACAGACTTGATGTATGTCACATTCCCTGAGTTCCACTCAGACATGGCAGACACAGGTTTGACAGACGTTGTAATGGCACCGGTTGCTTTTGACAACATGGTACTTCCATACTTCTACGGTAACAGCCGTGACGGTCAGGGAAGAACTATGATTAAGCGTATTGGTTCTATCCTCTGTCCTGTTGACGGTGCAGTTAAGATTATCCGTGGTATCGGTAAAAACCCTAACTACACACCGGAGTAATGTAAGCCGCTTGCAGAGGGCGGCGGCAACCTCTGCAAAGGAGTAATAAAATGGCAGAAAAAGCTAAGAAATACATTCAGAACACCTATACAGCAGATATTCAGATTGTCCTTAAAGAGGACGGAAGATTTTTGAAGAATATGGTGTTCACACGATACCAGCTTGACAAGCTTTCAGGACAGGTTATCTCTGACGGCTTCACAGAAGTTGACGCAGAAGACCTTAAGCTTCTTGAGAAGAACGGAGCATTTAAGCTTTTAGTACAGAAAAAGAAGCTCGTCGTAAAAGACGAAGCACCTTTGAAAGCCGGAAGCTTTGAACAGCTGCTTGAGCTTAAGACAAAGGTAAAGGCTTTGGAAGACGAAAATAAAGCTTTGAAAGCTGAGATTGAAAAGCTTAAGGCAGGCAAAAACAGCAGCAAGGGAAACAAATCTGACGCTGCTAAAGCTGTCGATGAGGGCGGTAAGGAAGGTAAATAATGCAGGCGAGTTTCCCTGACGGAAAACCACTTCGCATTAATCGGGAGGATTTCAGGAGACAGTTCCTGGCTTCCTTCCCAAAACTTACAGGCTTTGACGGTAACGATGCAGCTGATAACATCATAGACGGTGCCATAGACGCTGTTTATGATATATTTACAGGTGTCGCTACCCTCTGGGATAAGCAGCCTGCGCAGACGTGGTTTGACAAAACAAGACGCTGTTACCTGTATTTGACTGCGTGGTATATAGCGGATAATTTTCCTAAGTACGTTGCAGGGGCTACAGTTATGGGAGCTGTTCCTTTAAAGGAAAAGAAGATAGGAGGCGTAGACCTTAAGTTTGATACAGATTATCTGACTACGGGTAAAGGCTCAAATCTTTTGTCAGGTCTTCTGACAAATCCTTTTGGTAAGTCAGCTTATATGATGATTACGTGCTGTGCTAAACGCATTGCACTCAGATAGTGCACTGTTGCAGCCTGTTTCTTCTGCCCTACGCCGTCTATGGGCATTAACAGGGGAGGCAGGCTTCATCAGTGCATTATCTTTATGGAGGCATGAGAGTGGCAGAAGGAGTTTACGGGTGACCTATTAGCGTCCTTCCCTGAGATTTTTCAGACTGTTCCTTATTACGAGCGTGAGCCTGTAGTAGGAGCCGGTTTCACAGAAAAGTCATCGGGTGTTGTAGATGTCATTATCATGCCTGAAAAGACACTCACTGCAAGTCTTGGTGACCGTGCTGTAGGAAGTACAAACTACGATGTCCTTGATTACAAGGATAAGGAGTACGTGTGGGCTTCCTCTGACTCTCCGCTCAGAGTCGGAATGTTTATTTTCGACACTGAGAAACAGAGGCTTTGTGCACTTGTAGGCAGGGCTGAATGGGGACTTTACGGAGGCTTCACGCGGTTTGACTTTGAGATTGTTCAGGGTACAACCTCTGAGCCTGACAGGGAGAGTACCGGGGTAATTAAAGGCAGGTTCGGATGAGCTTTGAAGTGACTTCTAAGACTACGGCAGAAATGGCTGCAAATACGCTTTACACGAAGCTTGGCTTTAAGACTGCAAGGAAAGAAGTCTATGTCATAATCAGGTTCAAGCATGGTGTTCATACAAGTTGGGTGTCAAGAAAGGCATACATGGACGCTGAAAAGCTTGCTGAGACTCTGATTAAAGGTTTCAGGACAACAAGGGGTAAAGCTGTTCCCGGTCGTCCGATTTTTGGTGCCTATATGAAGCTATACAGACAGGATGCTGTGGAGCTTTGCAGAAAGGCTTTTAAGACATACTCGCACTGGTCGGTACAAGACCGTGCCAAGATGGCTGGAAAGTATATCGTCAAGGATATACAGTCCAAGGCATATAAAGGGAGTCTGAACCTCGCAGCCAATCAGGATAAATATCTTACCCGTAAGATTGGTGCCGGCTATGGTGACGCTCCATTCGTAGCGACAAAATCGCTATTGAATAATTTGACGGTTGTGGTACAATGAAAGAAGGGTTTGAAAATCTCAATATGGAAAATCTCCGGGATGTTCTTTCCCTGATTTTTTTCGGTGACGAAGCTGAGCAGAAGAAAAAGTTTGTCGTTCCCTTGCAGGGTAACTGGTACAATCCTTCACAGACTCAGCGGCTCGATAACTGGATAGGTTATGTTATTGACAGTATGAAGACTAACGTTGCCATAGTCAATAGAACTGATGACGGCAACCGTTACTACAGAAACTGTCAGACAGAAGTACACCTTGCGTTTATCGGAAAAGACGCTGAGGTTATGGCTCAGTCAGTTTTTTTCTGGCTTGCAAGGACAGACGTTGCAAAGTACTTTGACGACAAGTATAAGGGCGTTATTAATAATAAAGAGTTTGAGGTGTACTCCTCACTCTATATGCAGGAAGGCTTGAACAGCCAGCTCTGCTGGAATGTTGACTTTTCCCTGCAACACTGTATTTTAGTTAACGCGGAAAATCCTGTCCTGAGAAAGGCTGATTTATCCGGCAGTTTAATTATTGGAGGTTGAAAATGGCAGACGATTTTCTCGGCTCTGTTGCACAGGAAGACGTACAGTTCATTACAGAGATTGTAAAGACAGTCAATCCGGGCGACAATTTCAAGCACCTTGTAGTTTACACTGACCACAGTCAGATTGTAGACACTTCTTTGCTTGCCGCAGTCAAAGACTATGACGGTAATGTTGTGGCACACTTCGCAGAAGTATCCGCTAACGATTTCCGTAACGTCGTAAAAGAAGAGCTGCTTGTATGGTTGACAGACTACTTCACAGCCGGTGGAAATGAGACTGTCTTTGTTGTAGATGTAGAGGATGATGAAGCTCCGTACTCTAAAGCTCGCTTGCAGGCAGCTTATGCTATGACTCATCAGATTGGCTGGTTCAAATCAATCTGTATCGCTGACGAAGCAGTCACTGATATGTTCCACCTTGACCCTGATGCTGCAAAAGACCTTGCAGAGCTCTGTTCTACAGACGAGCTTCTTTCTTCTGCTCCTTTGTATCCTGAGTCAATGGCTCTTGCTGACGGAGCACACGCTGATACAGCACGCGTCGCAGTAGACGCCGCAGGCTTTGACGCATTCTGGGTTTACCATTTGCCTGCATTACAGTCAGACGGAAGCTACGTAGTACATAACGGTGCTATGGTTGCTTTGGGTCTTGCTCTTTCTGTCGTAAACGGCTCAGGAACATACGCCGGAAACTCTTTTGACATGGTAGCAACTTCTGCTATCACTCCGTCAGGAGTAGATGGTGGCCCTCTTTCTCCTACTGTTCAGGGAATACTTAAAAATTCTAATACCAACTACTTTAAGTACGTTGGTGATACAACAGGAGACGTTGACCTTCGTGGTGGCACTACTGCTAAAGGTAAGGTTATGGCCGCTGAATGGGTAAAGAACTTCTGTAACTACTACAATAAAGTAAAGGTTGCAAACTACCTCTCACAGAGAAACATCTACAAGTCTCCTACAACTTATGACGTAGTTCTCTCAATTCTTACAACTACTGCATCTAAGTTTACAGACGCAGGAAGCGGAAGGCTCACACAGTATGCACTTACAGCTCCTGCCTATGCAGACCTTCCGTCAGCAGCTAAGGATGAGATTATTGTTCCTAATGCTTGGAGTGCAGTATATCAGGATGATGTACGCACTGTGAAAGTTTATGGTACACTCTACATATAGGAGGAAATAAATGGAAAACGATAAAGCGTCATACATTGTTCAGAATGCCGGTGCAGCAACCATTACCTACCAGCACCCTTCACAGCTTGTAGGCCCCGGAACCGATAACGTTCTTCCTGGCGGAACAGCTGTTGCACTTACAGGCTTTAAGCTGAACAGTAACTACCTTGACACACAGCAGGCTATGGATAACTCGTTTATCATTCCTCTGCTTAATGGTGGTTCTATTCAGATTACCAATGACAACACCTGCGGTAGCATTTCTATCACTGCTATCCGAACAGCTGTAGACTTGAAATCAGGTGATATTGTTGCTATTGCGTCTGCACAGCGTAAAGTCTCAGGTGGTGATTCAACCGGAGCTACTATCACTGTTAAGTTCAGCTTCAACGGTACTGAGTACACTGTAGCCTTCTATAACTGTACTGTAGCTCAGTGTAAGCCAATTACACTGGCTGGTAATGATGCTCCTGACTATCAGGTTCGCTTCAATTACTCACACTGGGATTTTATTTAATCTAAAATAAGGAGACGGCACTTATGGCAGAAGAAAATGGTATTGTGATTAATTCAGCAGAAGTTGATAATATCATCAGTGAATATGCCAAGCAGAAGGTAGCTTCGGCTGGCATTACAGTAAAGCTTTCAGGAACCAATAACCTTGATGTTCTTTTCCTGCTTCACGTAATGGGAAAGCAAGAGCCTGACATCAATGAGCTTGCAGAAGCAAGCGAGGCTTTGCTTGACGGAAAGAGTATTGAGTTCTGGAACAAAGATAAGCTTCTCTATTCCTGTGTTTACAACCGCGGGTCAGGAAACAAGCTTCACATGCTTTTCAGTGATAAGGTATATCTTTATGATATATTGCAGCAGACAGTTTATGCCCTGCTGCTAAAAAAATTAACGCCGCGTTTAGAAAGCTCGAACTAAACACGGCTGATGAGGCACCTAAGAAAGAGGTTACTGTATTGGGTAAACCTGCTACAGCAGCCGACGCCTTACGCATGGCGTTTAAGGTTAAGAAGGTGTCTTTAGGCGAGCAGGTTCAGAAATCTATAGGACTGAAAGTATTCTGGTACTATAGATATCTTGATTATTTCAAGACTACTCCGTCCAGTCTGGACGATATGATAGACGGACTTATCTATATTCACCTGATGTCAAAACGGGAAAGCTAAGTCCCTGTAAGGAGGCTTTTCTAAATGGCAGACGATGATATAGAGCTTGATATTGGCCTTAAGTTTGATGACCAAATCAACGCTTCATTTGATAAACTCTTAAGCACTCTTTCTCAGAAAACTCAGGATGCAATCCGGCATACACTTGATAACGTAAAAGGCGCAGTTACAAAAGACTGGGGACAGTTTCCTTTTGCTTCTATGCATACAAGTGCAGGAAACAAAATAGCAGAGCAAACTTTCCTTGCAAGCTTAGCCGCTGACTTGCAGAAGCAGGGCTATAATAAATCAAGTAATGAGTTCAAGGCAGCGCTGCTTAATGCACAGTATGCCTCTTCTTTCTCTGACCCTGTTCAGCGTTACAGACGTATGCAGGCAGAAGGATATGGAAAAGCTGCTGAGCTTACAGCTCCCGGAACTGCATTAGGCAAAATAATTCAGCAGGACTGGGATTTCTTACGTTCTCCTTGGTCACGTGATTATGTTACCACTGAAAAGCATGAAGGCTTCAAACGTGAGGAACTTGAAAAGCTTCACGTACCACAGCTTAAAGACCTTGCAAAAGAACAGGGTCTTAAGGTTAAGTCGAAGACACGTAAAGACGACCTTATAGACGCTCTCATTCAGCGTTCTAATGAGTCTGATGCGCATATTGACTTTGGTGGTATGCGTAAGATGTATAACATGCTCCTCGAAAAGCAGATGCTGTTTGCCGGAAAGGTTTCTGTCGAAGACCTTGAAGCAAAAGTTGCTGCCGGAGAAGGTAAATGGAAGCTTCCTTACGGGCCTCATAGAGAAGATAATTTTGAGCCTATAATTAAAGGACTTGATACAATAGATAGTAAAGCGGGAAAAGCTAAAAAAAGCTTTGAGGCATGGGGTCATGCACTTAAAGGAGCCCTTGGTGCAATCACAGCTATTGGTAGTACTGCCCTTAAAATAGGAGGCGCAATAGTAGGTGCCGGAGCTGTCGCTTATAGAGCTTCTGAAAGTATGGTGCTTAACTCTGCCGCTTCTATGGATAAACGACGCGGATTCCTTGGTATGTCCCTGACGGATGTGGCAGAAACACAGGTTGCAGGCCGCTCTGTAGGCCTTGGTGAGGGAACTATCTTTGGTGAAATAGAAAAACTTTCAAGTCAGAGAGAAGAGTTCTTAAAACTTGGTAAAGGCCTTGACCCACTCTACTCTTCCTTGCAGGGAACTTTTGGTATTCTTGCCGGAGAGAAAGACCCATATAAAGCTTATAAGGCTATGGCCGATAAGTTGTATTCTGACCTTAAAGGAAAATCAGAGGATGAAAGGAAAGAAGCCTTGATGCTCCTCGATAAACAGGGTCTTGGTGGTATGGCACATCTTGTAGGTGCTATGCTTTCAAACGAAGGCCTTGCAAAGACCTATGAAACTCCTTCTGCCTTCTTTAAGACTGAATACAATCCTTATCGTGAAGGAGCTTATGGTGAGGCAGAACTTTTAACTCCGCAGATTGCAAAGCTCAATGAAAGCCTTAAAGCCTCATATACTCAGATGGCAAAAGACTGGGAAATGGCTTTTGGTGTGCCCTTCAAATCTTGGTGGAACAACACACTTATCAATACTATTATTCCTTGGTTTGAAAAAATAGCTTGGCTACGAAGTGATGAGGCCAAAAATGGAAGAACCATAAGTAAGGCTGTGCGTGCAAGTGTAGCTGACAGAAATAAAGCTATAGAAGCCTATGCAGGTGAGTATCAGTCAAAATGGGCAGGCTGGTATCAGAGGCCTAGACATGATTTGTTCGTAACAAATACCCTTCCTACTGACAAAAGTGGTAGCTGGGTTTACGCTCCTTACGAAGGCAAGAAATCAGAGCAGATATGGAACTTTTATAATAAGTTTGCTGAGAGTACAGTAGACATCAACGATGTAGATAACCTTAAGCGAAGAGACCGCGTAAGGCGCATGATAAAAACGCTTGACTCGGAGACAGGCTTGAGTAAGCTTTTAACTAATAAAGAGTTTAATGCTGCTGATGTTGTTCTATACCAGGCTATGGACTTGGGAGCTAGAAGCGAAGAAGGCATGAAAGCTTTTTATGCTATCGTCAATTCTATGCTTGAGACGGGCTCTAAACACGCAGGTACTGAAAAAATATTGGAAGCACTTAATAAGATTGCCGAAAACACAGGTAATATGACAGAGTTCCTTAAGGATAGTGATGTTCAGCATCTGTTTATGACTTATGGTGGAAAAGGTTTTACGGAACAGATGCAGCATTCCTATAGCACACCGACAGATATTAACAGGCAGTAGGAGGAAATATGAGTATTTTAACAAGCTTTGCAGGTGCTGGTGCAGATTTTGCAGCTGTTACAGGAGGTGCCGGAAAGTCACTGGCTACATTTTTAGGCATTGACCCTACTGCACTCACAAATGCTATCTCTGCTCTATCACAGCCTATGCTCTGCTTCATTCCCATTAAATCAGAAGTACTTACAATGAGACATATAAATGAAATCGGAAATACTATGCTGATTTCACAGACTACGCAGCAGAAAGATTATGTTACTGATAACGTAGCTCCCCGGCCACGTACATGGTCAGGTAAAGGCTATATTGACTCTCTTGCCCCTCTTGCTGAGCTTGGCCTTATGATTAAGCCTACACTTCTGATACAGCAGGCCATACTTGAAGCCGCAGCAGATTCACGCCAGCCTGTAAAGTTTAAGACTGACACAGGAGAGGTTTTTGATGTTGTAGTACAGGACTTGCAAATTACTTCCATAGAAAAGGGAAATGGTGTTAAAATGATTACGTACGTAGTTCAGGAAGTGAAAGTCCTTGAGAATGCTGTAACTTCCGGGGAAGGAGAGGAAAACCTCGGCAAGGCTGGCTCTGCTTCCATTCCAAAACGTGCAATCACTAACCTTGGCAAAAATAAGCTCTTAGGGGCTGGCATTATGACAGGAGCCGCAGGACTTCTAAAGCTTCCTGCTCCATTCTAAGGAGTAAAAATGACTTATAACTACTACACATTCCGCTGCATTTCAGCAGAGATAGCAGAAACAGATAATGAGCTCAAGCAGATTTTCTCTGCCGGAGACCTTACCCTGATTTGTACCCTACTCTTTGACACCGATGATGCTTCGGACACTTATAATCACTGGATATGCAGGCTTGACGTTGTGTCTGATACAGAGGATATTCCTGAAAGAAGCTTTACGCTTTACCCTAATACGCTTCATTTTGTAGGAGACGACAGGTATATCGTTTCCATAACAACGGAGCTTTCAGAAATCGGGCATAATGACCTTCTGAATGTATTCTTGACCATAGGAGTACCTTCGGATGAGTAAGACAAAAGCACAGCTTGCAAAACTTCTTGCAGCTACTAATGAGCAGCTTTTTGACAGGTATGTGAACATTAAGCTCCTACAGAAACCTGATAAGGTAACAAAAGCAGGTGCTTATCAGGATGAACAAGGTAATAAAAAAGTTGACGTTGATGATTTTGTATTGATAACTCCTAAAGCAGGTATGAAGCCTCACATCACGGTACAAGGTACTTTTAATGCACAGGAAGTAGTACATAACATCACCGTAACTGTATTTAACATCAGTGAAAATGTCGATACTATGGCCTACAACTATGCAGAGGTTGAAGTAGGCTACTTAAACTCGGGTATTCACGCTACATTCAAAGGACAAATTATAAGCTGCTATATGTCAAAGCCTAATCCTAATGGAGAGCTTGTGATTACAATGTCTTTAGCACGCCTGACTAATCTGTATCAGGAAGGCAACATAGAGCTAACATACTCTAAAAAGCTTTTGAAAACAGCAGATTTCTTACAGGAAACATTTACACAGATATGTGGTAATGTATCAGAAAATCTTGCAGAAAGCTTAAACCCTGACGAGCTTAGTAAAGCAATTCCTGTGGACTGGAAGGAACGGGAATTTTACGTAGGAGAGCATACTACAAGGCATTTCAGGAGTATTTTTGCAGTCATAACATGGCTTAATTCCCTGCTTGCTACTTACAGCTATGGTACAACGTATGCCTGGGGGGCCGGCAATACGCCTATTGCAAAACAGACTACAGACAACAAGACCAAAGAAGTAAAATATGAAGCACAAAATCCTGATTTGACGCCTATTAAGCTTGGCTTTGACAGTACAGGTAAGCTTATGCTGTCAGGTTCTTACTCTGACGACAACCCTGCAGCTATGAAGGCTCTTTCAGTTATTGGCAATGCTTTTTTCTCAGGCGATGCTGCTACTGTAACAGCTCCTTTCAACCCTGACATTATGCCGGGTGACGTTATATACATTGATATCAGATACTTTAAGACACGTGTTAATATGGAAGGGGCTCCTAGGGAACGATATCAGAGCCTTGGCAATACATGGAAAGTTATATCAAGTGAGTTTGTTTTTGATACATTCACAGCAAACAGAATGTTGCTCACATTGAATAACTTGAGTAACATCGTAAAAGGAGGTGCTTAAAATGGATTCCAATGCAGTTAATGCCTTGTATGCACATAAATCACGTGTAGGCGATGATAATACATATACACGTGGTATTATTGAGTCATATACCTTTCTGACTTTTGGCACTGTTAAAAAGTACGAGGAAGGCAGGGTTGACGTTACTTGTGGAGCTGCTACTTTCACTGGTGTAGAGGTTATGGTGCTTGGCGTTAACGGCTGGGGCATTAAGCCTGTTCCGGCAGAGGGAGACCGGGTTCTTCTCCTGACTTCTCAGGCTCCTGTTCCTGACCTTAAGGAGTTTGAGGCTCCGGGCTCTATGCCTGCTTACGATGTGTCAGGAATGAAAGCTATTCCGATTACTGATGATGAGAAAGCTACACAGCTTATTACTGTCTCTGCTGACAGTATTGAAATCACAGGAGACAACAAGCTCACTGTTAATTCTGACGGAGTTACTCTTGAGGATGTGAACGGAAATAAAGTGACGACAGATAGTGCCGGGGTTACTGTGACAGACTTGAGCGAAAATACTTTTGTTATGAAAGAGAAAGAAATATCAGTGACAGTAAAAGAAGGCAGTACCATAGTTGCTACTGACAAGTCTGTAACAATAAACGGCAAATTGGAGATTAAAAAGTAATGGCAGGAAAAGCTGTAGCTGTTGATGGATGCACTCTTATAGTAGTTCCCCCGGGGACAGGCAAGGTTACGATTACCTCTGACCCTTCCGATGAAATACTCGCAGGTGGAAATGGTGTGTTCTTTAAGGAAATAAAGTTCAAGGTTGAGAAATCAAACGGTGGTGGCCCTGTGGCAAATAACGACGGCAAGGGTGAAGGCTCTATAGTAGCCACAGGAAGTAAAATACTTGGGAACGGAGACCCTGTGGTACTTCTGAATGATGTGTCAGCCTCTGTAACAATTAACGGGACAAAGCCTTCCAGTTCAGGTTCTGAGCCCGCTGTAGGAGCTGTTGTCGTTCAGGTTACTGACGCAGGACAAACAGATGTCGTTGCATTATAAGCCTTTGTGTAGTATCATATATGCGGAGGAATTATGGAACTTTTACTCGTCACATCAGAAGACCCGGAAACAGACAGAACAAACTGGGACATAGATGTTGAGGACGGAATTGCCCTCTGCGTTCCTGATGGTGCAGAGCAAGACCAAGAAGCAAGCGTAGTTGCATATCTTGAAACTAATACCATTCCTCTGATGCCGGAGCGCGGCATAGACTGGACTGGCTATCTTAATAAGAAAAAATCTCTTTCTGAAATTGACTACGATATTCGTGAAAATCTTAAGACTTATCTTGACACAGTCCTTTATACACCTACATACTCAAATAAGAATGGAACTCTTACCCTTAATATGGCTAAAGTAGTCGTTAATACAGGAGCTTAATAATGATAGAACTTGACGGAAGAAGTTACGTTGTAAATACCCCTACAGAAAATGCCTTTGCACTGCTTGATTACGTCAATCAGTTTATGGTTGATAATGACGTCAGAAATAGAAAAGGCGAGATTGTACAGTTTAAAATTTCTTTGGCCTCTCCGATATGGCTTTTGATGCTTGGTATCGGCTTTCTTGCCACTGTATGTCAGAAGATTATGTATGCTACTGCACAGGCCTTCAATATCGCAGACTGTTCAAACCAGCAGGTTTTAAACCTTGCACGTATTGCACGCCTTTCACGCAAGGAAGGTTCTTACACCACAGTAAACTGTACCGTTACTGCTTCCTCTGACGGTGTGTGCTCCATTACTACAGACCTTGAAGCAAAGGTAACTTATGAGGGTGAGGAATATACCTTCCACCCGATTTACGCCCTTGATATTCCGGCAGGAACAGCAGGAGACATAATCCTTATCTGTGACGTTACAGGCCCTGTATATTTTGAAATCGGTGCAATCGAACATTTTACCACTGACCCTGAGAACATGGAAAATCTTTCTTCCTCTGCTCCTCAGCCGGGAAGCGGCCTTGAAAGCATTACTTCCCTCAGAACCCGTCTTATGACAAACGAGGCTATCTCTCCCCTGTCAGGTGCAAATCAGGGACTAAACGCACTTGACGGTGTTACGAAGGCCGTAGTACTCTTCAATCCGAATTATGACTCATCAATGGTGCTAGGCGGTAAGACAGTACCACCAAAGCGTGCCGTTATTTTTGTTCAGGGATACTCTGAAAAGCTTGCACAGGAATACCTGAGACATATGGCAGCAGAAACTTACGATGACGGAACGGCAAGGCAGCAGTCACATACTCTTGAAAACGGTCAGGAGTTTACAATCAACTACTACTCTCCTGTAGCTGTAAACCTTAAGATTAAAGTAAACACAAACAAAGCTTTAACTCTTGAACGTACAGAGGAAATTAAAAAGGCCATAGCAAACCTTTCAAACTCACGCTATATCGGAGAAAACTATACAACCTCGTACGTCATTGACTCTCTGAACACAAACCTGAACTTTACTGAAATAACAGGCGTTCAGATTTCTTCTGACGGCGGCACGACATGGACTGATACTACAAACTTCAATGAAGGAAATGTAGGGCTCATCGCTTTGTCGGATGTTGAAATTGTGACACCGCAGGGGGCATAATAGATGTCGATACTTTATAAAGAGCCTGATAGGCCTTATGTTGCGAAGCAGCTCAACGGCCCTATTATCTCTGCTTTCATTAAGGCGGTTTATAACTTTTTTCATCAGTTTATTGACCATAACTGTGACTATTTCAAGAACCTCAGTATTGAAACAGCCGATACGGTACACCTGCGTTTTATCGGAAACATTATGGGACTACAGCTGTTTGACCTTTTTACAGACCCGTCAGGCGGTATGTATCTTATATTTACTGACGGAGCTTTTGACGTTACAGAGTACGACTTTAATAACGGCTGGGTAGATTATTACAGAGCCTATCAAGACGGAGACGGTGTTTTCGGAACAGGCAATGATCAGGAATATCCTGTAGTTCTCTCGACAAGTCAGTACAGGGCAATTTTGAAAGCTATAAGTCAGGTTGCCTCTGCTGCCGTTGATTCAATTTACCTGATTGACCTTTTGGCCCACATATACCTTGAGTCTACAGACTATAACATCAGCTACAACCACGGTTATGTTGATGTCGTCAATGTCGTACTCGGGCAGACAATACCGCAGATGCGCGTAACAGTTCTACAGCATATGTACGATAAGCTTTTACAGGGCGGAACAGAAACTGTTCTTGTCTCACATATCTAAGGAGGAATTATGATAAATCAATTATCTCAGGAAAACATAACAGAGTATGCACACGACGCACTGACAACAGACATACCGACAGGAACTGACTATACACAGGGAGTAAAGGTCGGAAAGACTATCCCTGCCAAGTGGTGGAACTGGCTTTTTAATGCCGTTACAAAAAGAATATTTCAGGCACGTAATGATGCTTCAAATATTTTAGACGAGCTTAAAAATGCTGTGACGGGAGCAGGAATTACCGTTGACCCTGCAAGTAATGCTCAGCTTGCCTCTGCTGCGCAGGCCTATGCCGTTTCAGGTGTAGACACTTATGTTCAGAATAAAAAGCGCGGATTTTTCGCTACGTGGACTACAGAGGCCTGTCACGGATTTCCGACTTTCTCAGGTTCAGACACAGTAACGATTGAGAAAATCGAAGCTGTCCGCGGAAGCAGTAACCGGGCTTTTTATCTCTGCCTTAAGCAGCATATCTCAGACCCTGTAGAAGACAGATATCTTCATTATGTCAGCCTTGACCTTCTGAACTGGCATGAGATTACAGCCCCTGACGGAGCTGAATTACAGTCAGCAGATATTGTTTATTTCAAGGAAAGATTTTTCTTCCTGTATTCCGTAAAAGACGTTCATAACGCACAGCTTTATTACTCTGACGATTCAGCGTCATGGTATTTCTCAAGAAGCTTTTCAGAGTACGGCGTACTCGGCCTCCGCGTAGTCGGAAACTCACTTCTTATGATTTCTGCAACAGCACAGACTTATGCTGACGTAAACTACACAAGCTACCGTACTACAGACGGTACAAACTGGGCTTCTATTGGCACTGTGTTCAGAAACCTTGCTACCACAGAAGACAAAATCAGTGAGGTGGTAAACTTTAAGGGAAGCTTTATCATTGGTAACAAAGTTTCTACAGACGGACTTACATGGTCAGTAATTATTTCTGATTGGCTGAACTCAGCCTACAGTAACACGATTATCCTTCCTGACGGCTCGGCACTTATGCAGTTTAATGAGGCAGAAGGAGCCTTCTACAGCTGGGCCTCTCCTTCTGACAGTCCTGTAAAGACTGTAAGCACATGGGTGCTCGGATTCAAAGGCCCGGATAATCTCATCCTGTGCAAAGACAGCAGTGACGATTATGCAGGCCTTACGGAAGACGGTGTAACCTTCACAAAGCTTTCTATCCTCTACCCTACGACACAGGGTTTTGAGTTTTTCAAGACTGACGGAGTTTATTACATCGGAGCAAAATCCTCTTCTGACCTTACAACCTGGAATGACGTAAATCTTCCTGTAGGTGAGGCTCTTCCTCACTACTCAGGCGTTATGCCTTACATTATCGCAGGAAATTATTTCTCGCGTGATAACTGTGTGACCTGGACTCAGGGCCTTTGTGTCGGACTTCCTTTCTGTGCTGTTCCTGACTATATCTCAGACACAGCGACCTGTATGAAGATTGCAGTGGTAGATAACATTGTTATGCGCCGTCTTACATTCAATGGCGTGAACCGCGTAATCGGCACTACCCTTTATCTTAAATAGGAGGCAGCATGTTTACGACGCTTACACAGGAAGCCATAGACGAGTACGCAGGAGCAGAAGGAACCATAACCGAGAAACCGGGCAATCCTTACTACAATGACGGTGTTGAGGTCAGATATACGGCAAACGGTAAATGGTGGAACTGGCTCTGGAACGCCATTACAAAATGGCTTGGGGCACATAAAAAGGACTATCAGGATATGATTACTGAGGAAACAAACCTCGTAACGAGTGCCGGTCTCTCTCCTGCCTCTCCCAATCCTAACCTTATAGGACAGAGCTTTCACGATATTTCTGCTGCAAACGCAGAAGTTTATGATAAGGAAACAGTCGTAGAGGAAGGCGTTGAACGCCCAGTAAATCTTCCATACGTTTCAGGCGATACAATCATACTTCCTGATACGGAACTCTTGTAAACTGAGTCTTTATGACTTATAATTTAATAAACCTTTGGGAGGCATTTTTAATGGCTATCAAACTTCTTAGCAGCTATGAAGCTAATTATGAGGGCGGAGCAACAGCCCAGTGTAATGCTCAGACAATGGAGGAGGCAGCTAAAGTCCTCTCCGATGAAATTGAACCGAGCATCATCAGAAAAACAGGAGCCGGCGTGCGGGTAATAGTGCCTGACCCTGCTCTTGCTTTTAAGACTGAGGTCGCAGCAGATATGTATGCAGCTGGAAACAGAGCATATCCTGCTAATGGCGGTCAGGTAAAACTTGGGGATACTGTATTCCTGTCGGCTGTACCTGTAGAAGGCTACAGATTTACAGGCTGGTATCAGGGCGAAACAAAGCTTTCAGAAGAGGTTGAGGCTGCTGTAGTAGTTGCTTCTGCTTCTAATGTTCCTGCTGTAATAACCTACGAAGCACGCTTTGAGCAGATTATCTAAATCTTACCTGCTGGCGGCACAGGTAAAAGGAGCGGCGTATGGAAGAAAAAGAAACAAAGCAGCATGACGAGTCCTTACTCATTGAACTTGTTAAAGGCGTAGCTGTCCTGACATCTAAGTTTGACACCTTTGAGAAAGACAGAAGTGAGGACAATGTGGCACTAAAAGAAAGTATTGCAAAAGTAGACCAGAAAGTAGATAAGCTTGACTCTAAGTTTGAGGATATGAAGCTTAAGCACACTGAGAGTATTGCCGCCGTTAATACGCGTATTGATACTCTTGAACGTGCACCGCTTAAGGATAAGGCCGAAAAGTGGGAACGCACTGTAAGGCTCATTTTTGAGGGTGTCCTCACAGTCTGCCTCGGTATTATCCTTGTAAAGATTGGTCTGAAATAAAAATCAGGGGGAGACGGCGACATGGAAGAAAATGTAGAGCTTTTTAAGACTATCGTTACTATAGTCGGAAGTACAGAGCTAATAAAAAAATACACAAAAAACATAAAGGTTCCGGGAGTAGTGTGGGCTATTGTAGCCATACTTTTCAGCGTGCTCTACTCCCTGCCTTTTATCCCTGCTTGGGTTCAGAAAGCAGCTCTGCTTGCTTCTGTATCAACACTGTTCTATGACTATATCTTGGCAACAATCAAAGCCAAAATAGTGGATGCTGGAGGTAAGAATGAATGAAACGCTTAATAGCATTATTTCTTTTATTGTCGGTTTTTTTATCGGGGCTTTCGTGCTCGCCATCGCTAAGCTCTTCGGAAAGAGAGGAGCTGATACAAATAGTGAGCGAGTTGAAGAGCTTGAACGAGGAGCAGCAGAAGATAATAGAGCGCTCGGAGAAGAGGAACGAAGAACTGATACAATCCTCGAAGACCAAGCAGCAGATAATAGACGGTCAGGCGAAATTAATCGACGAGCTGGCGAGCTTATCCAAAGAGCAGAAAAAATCCTCAAAAGAGAAAGTTCTGACTAATGTGCTGATAATTACTGCTGTCGCAGCCGTAGGCTTCGCCGGAGGCTGCTATGCAGGAATTAAAATAGGACGGTAAGGAGTAAATAAATGAAGCTGACCTTTGAAGAGTTTCTTACCAAGTATTGTGGAAAGAAAGTAGACTTTGACAAAACCTATGGGCCTCAGTGCGTAGACCTGTTCAGACAGTATTGTCAGGACGTACTAGGCATTCCGCACACAGGAAGTGTTGAAGGTGCCAAGGACTTGTACCTGAACTACAATTCCCTGCCCCTTGAGAAAAAATATTTTGCTACCCTTAAGCCTACCGCTACAGTTCAGCCAGGCTTTGTGGCTGTGTGGGGGCCAACGCCTACAAATAAGTACGGTCATGTTGCTTTGGTAATCTGTAAGCCGGACAGCACCTCTCTGATTGTCTTTGAACAGAATGGATTTACACAGGACGGTGCCAAGATAGTCCGCCGCAGTACCCAAAACCTTTTAGGCTATCTCAAGTTTAAAGGAGTATAAAATGTCACAGATGTATGAGTATCTTGTCATAACAACCGACCATAAGTCTTACAGAATCGCAGCTGACAGCATTAAAGGTGTCCTTTCTGCCATTGATGAAGAGGAGACACCTATTCTTAATATTTTCAGAAGCAATGCAATCTCAGAAGGAAACAGAAGTCTTCCGGCCCGTGTGTCAGTTAAGGCAACTCCTAACGTTGCCTCGGATACAGGCTGCCGTGCTTTCCCGTCTATTCCTGTTGATACACAGCAGGGGAAAGCTTTAGTTCTTTCTGCCGTTGTAACGGAAGGCTGGAAGTTTGACGGCTGGTACTGTGATGATAAACTCGTAGCAACTTCTCTACAGGCAACCGTAATCGTTGAAAAAGCAGGGGATGTAACCTACGAAGGAAGGTTTAGTCTCAAGTATTGACAATTCAGGACACCGGATTTATACTGTCAATGTACGCATGCAGCGTGTCATGTTATAATTCCTTTTATAAGAACTGAGCCCTTCTTGCCGGAAGGGCTTCTTTTTTTATTTCAGGCTGTCTTCAATAAAAAGTGCATTAGTTCCCTCTGTTTCCGATATGCTGATTTTGCAAAGAAAGTTTTCATTATTGAAATCTTCAATGCATATAGCTCGGACACCGTGAATGTCCCGGGCACTCACGGCTCTATGCAGGTCACGGTACAGGCTGAATGTAGGCTGACCATAATTCGATACAGTCTTTGCGAGGCGCATAAGAACCGGCTCATACACGTAGGTCTTTCCGTCAATGCTCATCATCACGCCTTTACAGCCGTAAAACTTAAACGTGTAGCTTACAGCATCCTTTCTTCTTTTCTTCTCAACCAGTTTACTCATCGTTATTCTCCTTTTTATTTCTTTTCTCTGCTAAATAAATTGCACACGATAGTGCAAACGGTGCTATGATGTCAAAGAACATCGCAGGAACCGCCTGCATAAAAAGCCGTAATGTCCTCGGCTTTACCTTGATAAAGGTAGACAGGAAGGAAAACACATCCTCCTTCTCTTCCCCTGCCTTTGATGTTACGGAAGGCTTCTTTGCAATAAGCTCTGCAAGCTCTTTCCGCACAAACGTAATTTTATTACGGACTTCTGTAAGCTGGTTCTCAAGCTCGTCATAACGTTTCCAGCTCTTAGCCTTCCAGTATTCCGCCTCTTCTGATATTTTCCGCTCGGCTTCCTGTGCCTCAGCAAGTTCTCCTTCTTTAAGCTTAACCTGATAGTCAAGAGCGGCAAGCTCCGCACTGTTCGACACGGTCACGGCCTTCTCAGCTTCCTCTGTCTTGCTCCATGCGTTGAAGCTTACGACAAGCGTTGACAGCATGGAGTACGCTATAACAAGAGTTCCAAGCAGGAGGAAAACCGCTGCAAAAAGCCTCACAGGCCCTTCCTCTGACATGAACCAACGGGCAGCCGTAAAAGCTGTAGCTGAGAACAGTACCATAACAGTTCCTGTTACAAGTCCTACAATCATAGGACGTCCAAAAATCATATTAGCTGTAGTAGTGTGGTACGCTGACATTACGGCACTCATAGTACCTACAACGGCCATGACACAGAGGATAAGGAAAGCAGGAGTAATCAAGTTTTTCTTGACTGCTTTCTCAGGCACCTTTTCTGCTTCCGCCTCTTCTTTGGGCTTCTGTACAGGAAGCTCTGCCTTATGGCGCAGCACTCCCGTGCTTAAAGCGTAGCGATAGTCAAACTTGTAGCGGTCTTCACGTCCTGCAAGCTCCTGCATAAGTGCCCCGACCTCTTCTTTACTCATCATCGTAGACTGACTGAACTCAGAAGGTGTTAATAGAACGCCTGACTCCATGATGATTTTCTGACTGCCTTCGATGTATTTTTCCCCCGTTACCGGGTGTATTTTTTCTTTTACCATATATTTTAGAAGACTATATCTTCTTCCTCCTCATTATTTTCTACTTTTCTGATGCTCTCTTTAAGCCATGCCTCTAAGGCTTCATAATAACCTTCTTTGTGGCTCTCCGCAGCACTGTAAACAAAGATGTCTTTTTCAGGAACCCCGTCAGCCATAAGCTCTGCCTTGAAATCCTCCATAATATTTTTCGGCGTGATAATCAAAGTAGGCTTTCCCTTACGGATAGCTGTCTGTCCTGCTATAAGGCTCTTTCCCGTTCCGCAGGCAGCCTGAACCATTGTGAAAGGACGTTCTACGGAAGCATCAATTATCTTCTTCTGATACTTGTATGGCTCTCTCATAAGTCCTCCTCAAGAGCAAAAATCTCTTTACTGTTTGACTCACCGATAAGCTCTGAGCCAAGGTCAAGAGAAGAGTAGATGCGCTCCTCGACAGAACCCTCGACGTAAATACGGTAAGCATACTTCATACGGTGAGTCTCACCTCGAAGGAAACGGTGACGGCTCTGATAGTCCTGTTCTACAGAAGCGTTAGAGCAGGCGTAGATTGTGTAGTCGCAGTTTTTCATAAAGTTGACACCATAGGCAGCTGACTGCTGATTGGCTACACAGACACGATAACGGCCCGACATAAAGCCCTCACGTGCGTCTTTCTTTTCCTTCTCTGTCTGCTGACCGGAAAATCCGCAGGCTGTAATCCCTGCTTCCTGTAGTTTTTCTATAAGAAGTAACATAAAGTTAGTTCTTGCAGTCCATATAACTACCTGATTTTCGTCAGTATCAATCTCCTCTATAAGCTCCATAACAGCGTCAAGCTTCGGATTTTCTTTCAGAGGCTTGAAGTCTGCCTTAGGCTTCTTACATTGTGCATGGAGCGGGCAGAGGTTATGCAGAACGCTTGCTCCTTTGCCTTCTTCCTCACAGGAAAGACAGGGAGAAACCGGCTCGAAGCCGTTGCATATATCCATAAGACGCTGGCCAAGCTCAAGAGCCGCAGCTTTGCCAAGTACGATGTTATCTGTAAAACCGAGTTCTACAAGCTGCTTATAAAGCTTTTTAGCTTCATCACCTATCTTTACCTTACGGACAATAGGCTTATTGATGTATCTCTCAAGGCGCGTATCAAAAGCATCTTCACGGCTCACAACTTCCGTAAAGTCCTTAAAACGACGCATAAGAGGCGTTACGTCTTTGAACGGTTTGTAAGACTTGTGGCTGATTATCCACAAAAGATTTTCCTGTGAGATTGAAAGCTCACGGGAAATACTTGCCATAGAGATTGCAAGGCGTGTCTTGCCTCCGATTGCATAAGCTCTTGATAATCTTCCTCTGATACCACACCATGAGTTTTTGTCGTCCTTTCCTGAGTGCTCAGGAAGCAGAACACGTGTGCCTCTTCCTGTGCGGAGGGTCATCATAATACAGTATCTTTCTGCAACAGCAAACATTCCCTCGCCAAAAGCAGAAGAAGTCAAGAACTGGTACTGGTCAATCATGTTGAGAGGTGATTTACTCATAAGGGTACCTGTTAAAGCCATACGTTCACCATAGCCTGAGAGAAGCTTAATCAATCTTGTACGGGTTGACTTTTTATTCTCAGCACAGGCTGTATTGGTCTTAATACGGGAACTTTCATCAAGGACGATGAAAGGGTCAGGACAGCAGGAAAGGAAAGTCTGTACCGCTTGTGGAAGGTCACGCGGAAGCATTATGTCAGCACGACGCTTTTTATCCTTTGCTTCTTTTGACACCTCAGCAGCAAGCCCTGGCTGTGAGAACGCTTCTGTATTGATTATCAAAAACTTCTGTCCCATTTATACCTCCCTTACGTTCAGATATATTCCCTTTGGCTTTGCCTTTCCAATACGTAGAACTGCATCACACGCTCTTCTAGCTCCAAAGGTATAAATCTTATTCTGCTCAGCGTCCCATACGACTACCTGTATCCTCATAAAAGGATGCTGTTTGTAGAAAAGCGGCTGTGTGTGCTCAAACTTAAAGATACCGCCTTTTTCAGCAACTTTAGTCTCAAAGAATTGAGCGTAGCTTCCGCCATGTGTTACACATAAAAGGTCTGGAAAGCCCGGTTCTTTCTCCTCATTTTCAATCTCAAAAACATCACATGGAACGCGCCGGCTAAGATAGTGCATCCAAGCTTTTTTAAATGCCTGCTCATCTGCAAAACTGTAACCGAAGTTATCTATTATCTGCACACTGTAATCACTCATAAGCAGAGAGTCTTTAATTTCATCGTTCATAGATTATCTCCAAGCCACAAGCAGAGGCAATCTGATATTCAAGGCTTGCCCCGTCACTGCCTTCCCAGCCTCTAAGCATAAGCACCGTCCGGCACTTGAGCAGAATGGCAAGGTCAGCTTTTATATAATCTGCGTAAGCTGCCCTGCGACCTAGAGCAGAGCACGCAGCCTCAACACCAACGGCAATCGAAGCAGGGTTATGTATCTCCCTGAACCCCTGACGCCGGAGGTTTGCTTCGGCAGCATTAAAGGTCTGCCGCCAGTCTTCTCCAAGCTTCTGTAACGATGTAATCGGCCCTGAAATATAGACTGGCTGTGTTTTATCTATTACTTTCTTTTTCTTATCCATGATTAAATAGTACCACAAACAATAAATATTGTCAATAAAAATTATTAGCAAATAATTTCCTCGTTTTCTTCTTCGGCTTCCTCTTCCTCAATCTGTGTGCAAAATTGAGCAAAAGTCATATCGTCATCATCGTCCTCGCGCCCAAGGTAGTTCTTGACCTGTACCTTAAACTCAGTGAACGTACCATTATGAATGGCTGTATAGGCTCTTCTGACAAAATCCTCACAGTCTCCAAGAGCAGGCTCCCATTCAACACCGTCGGCCCAGCTTGTACCGATTTCAGGGCAGGAGATAATAGGAAGGTCACAGCCGGAAGTATTTTCCATGCAGCTGCGTATTTCCATAGTTCTCTTTACCGCCTTCTCTACATCAGTGCAGTCGATGTCAAAGTCGTCCTCATCGTGAACAGTGATAGCCATTTCATCAATGGTAGTCTGTTCAGTTTCCCAAGTATGCTTCATTCCTGCAAATACGGCTACGGTTGCAAGTTTAGTCATATCAGAAGCTGAGCCCTGAATAAGATAATTCATAAACTTGTAAGCGTCCTTGTCCTTTCCCGGTCTCATATGGACTCTTCTTCCTATGAGAGTCCTGATGTATCTTCGTCTGACAACAACGTCCTGTACCTGCTCCATAAGCTCAAAGAGCCAAGGAGCTGCCTCAGATACCTTTTTGTAGAGGTCTTCTGCGAACTCCTGAGTCCATCCGAACTGGGTCATCATTCGAGGGATTTGCATACCATAACAGTTATGAGTTGCAAAACCATTTGCTATGTAATAGTGACTGTCTGTTTCTACAAACGTAAATTCAGCATCTTTCACAGGCCTGATTGAAACGATTTCTACAGGAGAGTAGTCCTTCTGCCATACACCTTCAGGGAGCCAAGAGTTATGCTCATAAAGTCCTCTCTTATCTCTTAGGTAATCATACAGACATATGTTAGCTTTATAGAGGTCAGGAGTACGGAACTTCTCAAGCTGTTCCTTAGGAATGTTCCAGCCACAGTAATCACTGTTCTGCTGCCACTCTTTAGTCCGGTAAATTGTCGGAATAAAGTATCCTGCGGTATCGTGAATGTCAAGGACATACTCGTCTTTCTTCTCTGCCTCTTTATGATGACATACACTCCAACGAGCGTTCATTCCAAGTACAGCACAAAGCTTTGCAACTCCTCGCATGAGAGTCTCATTACAGTTCATAATGCGTGCTGAATACTTTGTAATACAGCCATCACTGTCGATAAGTCCTGCAAGAAAGCAAAGCTTTTCCGTAGTTGAAGCAGAATAAACAAAGTCAGGAACAAACTTATTATCGCAGCCTACACCAAAGCTCTCAAAAAACTCTTTAGTACGTGTTCCTTCTGACTGCTTAAGGTAGATTCGGTTAATTTTACTGTACTCTCTGACAGAGTATTTTATCTCAAAATCGTCAAGAAGTTCTTTTACGTACTCTGTGTTTTCCTTATGTGCAATAAGTGACACACCAGCATTTACACATCCGTCTCCAAGGTAAAGACCTGCAAGGTACGCAAAGCTTTCATTGAACGGAATGTCAGCCACAAAAGGAGTAATAAACCTGCTCTGTGATATGCATGCCAAAGGAACCCTGTCACCTACTTTCATTTCAGAGGCTTTCTTTGTCTGCCAGTCAATGCTCTCGCAGTCAATGAACAGATGTTCAGTAGTGCTAACAAACTTTACTCCATTAGAGAGCTCAAACTCAAGCCCGCTGTCTCTGAAAAGATAACTTTTATAGTTCTGAACATTGCCGTTTAGGTCAAGAAGAGGCTTCTTTTCAGAAGCAATAACCTTTCCTGTGTATGCCCCTTCTGATGTCATATAAAGAGAGTCAGAGGAAAGGCACACACCAAAGCGGAGGTTCTTGGCATATTTTCTTCCTGCTTTCTTACCGTGCTTTTCTGCAAGTCCTGATATATCTGTAACGTACGAGTGCTCATCCAGGAACGGGTTGTCACGATACATCTGACGGATTCGCTCTCCGTTTTTTCCCGGGGCAAACTGAGCCGCCAGTCTGTTCTCCTGTGCAGAATAGTCAAACTTTACGAAAGCGTGTCCTTTTTCTGCTATAAAACATTCACGGCACATCTTAGCAAGATTTACTTCGTGGTCTGTCTTCTCAAACAAAATCGTTTTTGATGGAATTTGCTGATTATTACATTGAGAAGAAGAAAGTCGTCCTGTCTGTCTTGCACCTACTACGTTGAATGTAGAGTGTATGCGATAGTCTACAGCACCCTCACCAATGAACTCTCCATTGTCATCGAAGGCAGGGGAACGAGAACCGTCAGCATAGTGTGCTACAATAAAACGTCCGAACTTCGGGCCGAGGAACTTGTCTATAATGTTCTTAGCCTGCTTGTACTGAACGAGGTCTGCTACAATCTGATAGCTTCCTGCAAACTCTGTATAGAACGCTTTGTTGATGCAGGGGTTACAGGATACCTCATATCCCATAGCACTAATCTGTTCCGTTGTGCGCTCTGCGTAACGCTTCGGCACAAACAGAACAAGACGCTTACGTCGCTCGCTGTCCTTTACAATCTGCAAACCACCGAACACGTCCTTGAGAGCTTTCTTCTGCTTCATAACCTCTTCATCATTGAACAGGTCTGTAGCGTTCTTAAACTTTCTTCCTGTAACCTTCCAGCCCTTAATGTTAATCTTACATCTATAAGGAACATTAAATCTATCCATCTGAGCTGCCAGCTGCTTCGGTGAATTGATGTTTACCTCACCATAGTTATGGTCATAGTCAGATTTCAGCTGATTGTAAGGCTCTCCGGCCTTAACACAGTTTTTCTGCCACTTGGCAAAATCAAACTTAGCTCCGCGTACTTTCATAAAGATAGTAACAGGAAGCATTTCCATATTCATTTCAAAGGCTCTCATAAGGCCCTGAGCCTCAAGAATAGGTTTCTGTTTTTCCCAGATACGCCAAGGCTGGTCAGCATCCGAGATTACGTAGTCACGTATTTCCTGCTTGCAGCCTTTATCCCAAAGGTCTCCAAGATGTCCGCGGAAGTCTCCGTGAAGGCCAAGACGCTGACAGATACCTTCGAGAGCACTCTTTCCTTTGTGCTCGTCAAGGTACTTCAAAGCAAGGCTGTCAAGGTCATACTTCTGATATTCGTCTATAAGACTTTCAACTACAGAAACATCAATGAAATGACACTTTACGTCTTTAGGATTTATGTTATGCTTAATGATGAGCCATACGGCATCATACTGAATGTTTGCTCCGATAATAGTTACGTTAGGGTTCAGAAAGAGATTTTTAACGTACGCTCCGCCATTTCCGTCGTAGCTTTTCTTCTGCTTTCCGTCATATATTCCAACTACAATTACTCGTCCACGTCCAAATACGCAGGAAGTACCACGAGCCTTTATTGCTCCGTGGTCTTTCAGGTACGGGTCGCTTGTCTCGATGTCAAGACTGATATATTTCATGTTATTGCCGTCTCCTTTTAAATCTTATGCTTCCTGATTATGCTCTATGTCATTCTCAATTAAGTCGTCTGTCAAAAGTGCTATGGTCACTGCGATACCATAGCCAACGATTGTCAAGACAATGCCTGCAAAAATCAAGCCACAAATAACTGCCATTACTCTGCTCTCCTTACTGCTGAATGATGTACCCACAGAGTATAGCCCATATTATCCTCTATAAGAAGGTCAAGGGCAGTTTCAGGGTCATCATCAATCCTGACAATCTCATATTCTTCTTCACAGAAAATTACTTTATCACCGGTCTTAAAGTCCATTCTGTCCCCTCAAAACTTTTTATTTTCCATTCCCTGCCCGGTTAAAGGCAGGGAAAAATGTTACTTACCCTCAAGTTTTTTCTTGAGGTCTTTAACTGTAGCGTGTCCTGTGATAAACGCAATAACACCGGCTACAGCAGCTACGGCAGTCACGATAACTTTCAATCCGTCAGAGATTTCAGCCTGTGTAACGCCGCCGAGTAAAAGAACTACGATTGCAATAAAGAGCACAATCCATGCAGTTACCTTTACCCAAGTCTTTTTGAAAAAGTCCATAACATCCTCCTTCCCATGAAGTCTACAATCATTATATATTTATAAATAATAATTGTCAATAAAAATTATTTATAGCTTAAAAACAAAAAGCACATGCCGTCCATGTGCTTTCTAAATCTTAGAGGACTGAAACGTCTCCGTCAGCGTAACGAGTATAGACTGTTTCGCCGATTGTGATTGAGGCAGCTTCCTCTGCAACAGCAGCGATTACTGCTTCTGAAAGGCCTGTTGCTGCCGGAACCAAAGCCTTGTCCTCTGTAGTAGGAACAGCTTTTTTGGTGTAAACGATTGCTGTATCGTTTTTCCAAGCAGAAAGTGAAGCTGTAACGTTTACAACTACTTTCTTGTAAGCTTTTCCTGTGTCAGGAGTGTAGGTCTTGTTCTCTGTAGCGTTGAGCTCTACAAGAGTAACATCGCCTGAGGATTTAACGTCACCCCAAGTCTTACCGAGGAACTCCTCAGGAATATCGTATCCTGTCGGCTCCAGAATAGTTGCGACACGTACGTCGTCAGTAAGTTTTGCACCCATTATAGGTACCTCCTATAGGTTTATTCTTGATTATAACACACTATTCTTCAAACGTCACTACAGAATATTCGTCCCCAAGCTTGTTTGCCCAGTGCTCCCATGGAAGGCTGTAGTACCACTCGCTGCGCTTTTTAGAAGACCATTTCTTATGGAACAGCCTGTCCCATATATTAAACGTAATCGACGGAAAGCCAATAAGCAGGAGATAGAAAGGGCCTAAGTACATGCTCTGAATACAGTGTCCAAGCTCATGTAGCAGGTGCTTGGGAAGTATCATTCTGTTATCCTTTACTCCAAAGATAACAAAGCTTCCAAGTGAAGCACCAAAGCTATGCCTGCTAGTAACCCATATAAGATTACTAGCCATATCAATCCTTTCTGCTCCTGTTACGAGTATTACCAGTAACCCGAGTACGTTTTGCGGGAGTTGCCACAGGAACAGCAGCGCGTCTACCATTTTTCTTATAAAGCTCATTTATTGCTTCCTCCATTATAGAAAAAGCCTCAAGGTGTTCCTTAAGACTTTTTGGGGAGCAAGGAATACCTTCCCTGCCTTTCTTAGCGGTCATCGCCTTCTCCATGAAGTACTCCGCGCTCTTTACGCGACTTAAGCTTATCAAGGTTTTCCTGCATCACTTCTTCCAGAGTAAAGCCGAGCAGGGTAGAAATCTCAGCAATAAACCAGCACACATCGCCAAGCTCTTTTTTAATTGCAGCTCTGCGCTCGTCTGTGATTCTACCGTCATCATCGCGGATAGCTTTTGCAAACTTTCCTGATACTTCTCCGGCTTCTTCTGTAAGGCCCATTACAGGATATCTGAAATCACCTTCCTGTAAACCAAAGTAGCATGCTGTCTTGTGTGCCTCTTTCTGATAATCATTGATTGTAAGCATTCTATTTACCTTCCTTTTCTAAAAAGTCAATCTCAAAGTCAAGATACTGTCTTGCTTTCTTCAAGTCCTGCAAAGCTGAGTTTCCGTCCTTGCGTCCGTTTCTTGAAATATACTTTACAACATTTCCAAGGTTAAAGTTCAAGTTCCAGTCACGTATTACGTCCTTAGGCTCAAACTTACGGCCCTCACAGTAGTGGTTCGGATGACCAATAATGTCCTCAGCAGGTTTTTCAAAAACGTCCTTCTCAGGGAAAAGCATATCTTTCAGAGGCTTAAGCTCTACAGCTGTCGCTTCCTGAAACTTCTTTAGTCTACCTTTGAATGTAGGACAGTCCCTACAAGCTTCCTTGTCGTGAACGCAATGTTTCACTAAAGACCCTTCACCAAACGGGCACCAGTGCTCTGCTTCTGCCTTAAGTTCCACGCTACTGAACGGAATATTGGCACATACGTGACTGTCTGTATTAAGAGGCACGGCTCCTGTCAAGCCACTGCTTTCCGGCTGATAGCCTTCTGTTTTCTTTTTCAATTTTTACTCCTTATTGTTTTTATATTTTTCAATAACTGCATCTGAAAGTTTTGATGTATTACTACAAGGTTTTAGTCCAAGTTACTCCGTCTAAGGACTCAAACTCTGCCCCTGAACTGTACCTGCATTTATAAATGCCGTCTTCGTGCTTTATAGTAAAGTCAAATTTAGGCTCTTCATCAATAAATATCAGTTTCTGAGCATAAGGCAATGACGTCGCCCAATCAATAAAAGATTTTGACCATTCTGTCAACTTGTGAAATCGTCTTTGACCTTTCGAGCAGATAGAAAGAAGATTTTCATAGTCCATTGTTATCGTTCTCTTCTGTAACCAGCTTTCAGGAAGCAGACGGATAAGTTCTTTCCAGTAGCGTTTGTCTTTTGTTTCGTTATATTTTTGCCTTAAACCTTCCAATTCTTCAATCATTAAACTCCACCAAGAAGTTAATGTTGCTTCTTTTAATGCTTTATAGGAATATACATCTTCAAAATCATTCATCTCAAAACATTCTTTTGTTATTGGTGTACTTGCTAACTTGTGCATTGTGCTTGTGCTGTTAGCTACTGTTCCAACTTTGTAGGTGTCGAACTCTTTCCACCAGTACAGGGGAGCAGTAATATCTACAGAGACAAAAATCTGCCTCATAAACTTACGGTGCTCACTCCCTGCTTTTATCAGGGTCTGAGCAAGTTGAAGGTCATTCTTACCGATTGTAACACCTTCTGTTTGTGAACAATTTTCACAAGGACAGTCTGTCCCAATATTCCCACAGACAAAAGTATCTGACTTGTCCCAACTTTCTTTCGGATTACGCATACCTCTGAGGGCATGCTTAAAGCCCCATACTTCCGTATTTTCAAACCTCATTTTCTTTTACTCCTCTTCAAAAAATCTTTCACTTTTTCTTTCAAAGCTTTTCGTTTCTTCTGATATAGTGTACGGAAAGGTGGAATAGCAGGAAGAAGACATTCATGCAGCGGAAACTTGTCATCCCACTCCGGCGGACGGGTAACAATTATGTTGTTATCCTGTATTAAAAAATCGCTCTTGATTGTAACACCACCGAAATTACCTTCCGAATAGGTCTTATCATGCTTTACGTTTTTAAGGCAAGGCATAATTTTTGCAAATATCTCAGCAGAAACTACAGCCATGGTAGGTTGCTTTCCACTGTTTTTCTTAAACTGCTCAAGAGCCTCTGAGAGCTGCCTAAGAAGATTGTCCGTCTGCTCCATCATCCCCATTTTCTTCTCCTATGAGGTAAACTGTGAGCGTTACGCTGACTGCCTCATCGCTATGCTTTGGTGATACTGCTACGTTATAGCTGACATCAGCTCCAAGCATCATTCCCTGTGCCTTAAGGGCCTCGTTAAGCTTCAAAAGTTTTTCTCCAACTTTTTCTACAGGAACACCAATGTGCTGTACAAAAGGTTTTACTGACATATTTCCTCCTTTAAGAATTGCTCTGCCATATTTCTTGCATCCTGAAACCTGAACATCCTCTTTTGAGCTAATGCAGCATCAGTACCTGAATATATTTCAGGACGGTTTGCAAGCAAAGTTCTAAGAACTTCTTTTACCTCTCTTTTAGCCTTATTATATCCAAGCTCTGCACCTTTCTGAAAAGCATCGTATTCATCTTGCCAGTCATGGCACTTCGCGTTACAATGAATTTCACAGGTACCACATACAGCTTCATTACAATGTTCTTCTGTTTCTTTCTCAAACATCTTTCAACTCCTTCCAGCAAATATAAGCTGAATATAAATCAAGTAACTCAAGCCCAATATTATCCCCTCTAGTTGCAAAGTAAAAAGCTCCTAATAAATTGCCAACCATTAAAACCGTCCAAAATATTTTCTCAAGCATAACTAATCCTCCATGTCATCATAGACTACAAGCATACATTTCTGTCTGTAATTAAAGCTAAAGCTGATAACCTTAAATCCCTGTGAGATAAGTTTTTCTAAGTCAGCTTTTGCGTCACCTGCAACGTTGAAAGAGAAATTATATTTGTAGTATTCAACACGCTGTTTTGCAGATACTACAGAACCAGTCAACAATAAAAACAATAAAATTAAAAATCTTTTCATAATTTACTCCTTCGGTTGTGAACTAACTCTTTCAACCCATTCACTATGGTTCTTACAGTTAGTTTGCAAACATTCCCTTTCACCTAGGCTGTTATAATTCCACTCTCTGCAATTAGCACAGTTTCTTGCTTTCATTTCTTTCGGATGGTCTATTATCATTCCTTCTGTCATTTCTCCACCTCCCTTAAGAATTGCTCTATACTTCTATCGTTTATTGCTTCGTCCAAATTATCATAAACTTTTTCTTCTGCTCTACACATCAAAACATCACGTCCTGCATTATAAAGTTTCAATATGATTTCTTTTGCCTTGGTGAGCTGCTTGTCGTGGTCAGCTTTCAGTTCTGCATTTTCATTTCCAAGCCTTGTCTTAAAATCCCGGATGTCTTTTTTAAGCTTTTCTATAAGTTCTATAATCTCGTCTGCTTCTTCTTTAGTCATAATTCCTCCTGACTCTTTTATTATAGCATAACAATAAAAATTGTCAATAAAAATTACTAATCATTTAGTTCTTTTACGATATCCATAAGACGGGACAGGGAGTATTTTCCCGACGACGGAACGATGTAAAGTCCTTCCCTGCATCTTGTGCAGCCGACATACAGAACGCGAAGCTCCTCATCAGCATTAAGGGTAATGTTCTCACTGACAACTCGGGTACAGTCCATAAACATTGCAGTAAAATCTGCCTCACCGCCTTTTACACGATGCACAGTAGAAAGCAGGCAGAAAGGCTCCGACATTTTTGACATTTCCTTAAGCATGTCAATTCCCCATGTATCTACCAAGTCCTGAAAGAAGTAACGCTCCTTCCCCGGAATAAGCTCAGAGTGCATAAAGCTGTCGTTTATGTCCTCAATCTTGTACTCTTCCATGAAGTGCTTTTTCGCAGCTTCACTTCCAAAGCCCTGCTTTCTGTAATTATAGTAGCGCTCAATCCTGCTAAGTTCACGCTCCGGGATACAGAAACCTTTTGACGTATGATAAGGAACTATGAACTGTTCCATAAGCATAGACATATTGGCGATGAAACAGTTTGTACGGAACAGGAGGAACCAGCGGCCCGGCTTTGCTCCGTTTGCCTTAAGGTCATCACGTATCTTACGGGCCAGCACGCTTCTGTCAGGAACAGTCTCAACAAAGCCTTCTTTGTCTTTTGCAGGAGCGTAATTCTTTTCTACCTTCTCCTGGATTAAGTCAGTAATACCCTTGGAAAACTCATAAACTTTACGGGGCAGCCTGTAGGAGATTTCATGCTTTATAGTCCTGTAATGACTTGCCATTTCGACAAGAAGCTCAGGAGCAGCTCCATTATAGGTGTAAAGGCAGTTATGTACTGTAAGTCCACCCTCTGTGACGTAAGTGTGGTATTCAGGCACATTAAGGCTGTAAACCATGCAGTCTAAATGCCCTTCTGTTATGTACGGCGTAGCCCATACAGGCTGTGAAATCGAGGTATTCCAAGGCTCCTCTTCATCGTATAAAGGCATCCGCAGACCTCTGTGACTCAATCCATAACACACAGCAATAGGTATTACACGGAGCTCACCATACACCCGAGTGACCATTTTGTGTTCAGCTGTAAAGAATTGCGGTGCCATACCCACTATATCTACTCTATACCCTACGCCGACGTAGCGATGTGACTCAAGCTGGACAGGAGCTGACTTCTTATAAGTCATTGTTTCTAAGTCAAGGGTAATTAAACGCTGACCGCCACAAGCTTCAATAGGTACATATCCATGTTCAGTTAAAACCTTAGTTCCAGCAGGCTGACACTGAAAATCGTCCCCAAGACAAATTACTTTCTCTGCTTCTGAAAAGGCTTTCATACACACCTGCCACTGTAACGGTGTCAAGTCCTGACAGTTATGCACAACGCAACCATTTGCAAGCAGAAAAAGGTGGTCGTCCGAGTCCACAGTAATACCTACATATTCTCCATAAGACTCAGGAGCTACTTGAACCATAGCATACGTAGCATGCTGCTTCAAACATCGGTAATTAATTCTATCCACATACACGCCAGTATGGTCATTAACCAAGTTCTCTGCATGGTTCCACTCATCTGTGATGTATCCAGTGTACTGCTTTATCAGATGCTTAGAATTGCATTTAAAAAGTAACTCCCCTTTCATACTACGTACAGAGTACATAGTGTCCGTGCCTGCATGTACTTCTGTTACTCGCACAGGGCCGCGAACACCCATTACGTAATCTCCGACTTTAATATCTTTGATGCTACGAACAGTGCCGTCACCCATACGTACCTTAGTGTCAGGAGAAAAACATTCATCAATCAGGGCAATCTTTACGCCTTGCAGCGGCTCTCCGTCTTCCATATAGCGCAGAAGACAGTCGTAAAAGTCTACAAGGTCATGGCCCTCCTTAAAAGCTTTGTAGGCGTTGATAAGGCGTTCATATCTGAAACGGTCATAGTTGCCGTCCACAAATACGCCGCGCTTGCTTCCCGAGCGTTCAGCATCATATCGCTGCAAAAGTCTGTCATCCTCAGTAACGTGGCCAAAAGCATCTGATAAGGTCAGGTGAAAACCAAGCTCAGCATTGAACTGGTCTATGTCTTCTTTAGTGATAATATTCTTTCTTACAAGATGTGACTCACGGAAGCAGAGAGCATGGAGCGTCTTAAAATGCATGAGGTCATCAGGAGTAAGCTCCTTATTAACAGCCAACGCACGTTCAATTCCGGTCTCCACACCTTTTCTTGTATATGTTACGAATGCGATTTCGTCAGGACGATACTCACCAAGAGCCTCGGAAATAATCTGCATGGCTGTGGTGGTCTTTCCACATCCAGCACTAGCCAAATGTATAGTAACGTCCTCAGTATTAAAACGTACGACCATAGTTATGCTCCAAATGTAATCTTAATGTCCCGTTTGTTTTGGGCAGCCTCACGAAGCAGCTTAAGCGGGTCTCCCCGGCGCGAGCGGATTTTTCTTTCTGCCTCAGGCCACGATGAAGGAATATTCGGGAATGCGTGAAGATACTGGTACAAAGCAACCTGTTCCCAGTAGGCAAGATAAAAGTTAGTCCATACATCATGCACCTGACCAGCTACAGCAAAAGCACGGCAGGCAAAATTAAAACGATAGCAGATAGCACCATCAATGGAAACATCAACTTTAGGAGCCAGAGAGTAAAAATCCCCGATGTCCCCTTTAATGTTGATTTCGATTTGCAGGTCTTCCTGCTGCTCAAACCTCTCAAGAAACTTTATGGCCTCACTGACATCGCGAGTGTATTTGTATGCGGCAAGCATTTTTTTTGTCATAATTTCCTCCTAGCCTTGCTCGCGGAGTTTGTTAGCAGCAAGCTGTATAGCTGCATCTATAGCCTTGCTGTCACCAAAAACGGCAACAGTCTGCCAGATTGCAGAATCAAAGGAAAGCACAAGTGCTGACTCAGTGAGCACCATCTCAGGTGCATATGTCTTAAATATCTGAGCTACATTTTCAGCGTACTCCTCTGTAAGCTTCACAAGATGTTTGAGAGCTTCGGCAGCAACCTCTTTGTCTGCCTTTTCTATAACCTCTCTGCCTGTCATTTTGATTGTCTTTCGTTCATTCATACTATAACTCCTTTTATAAATCTTAAGAAAAAATACGTACAAACTTATCAAGCATGAAGCAGATAAGGTAAATCGCAGCAATCCCAAAGGCTGAACCAATCAGCACCGCCAGGACAGTGCATAAAACTTTTTTAATTTCCACCCTCATAAAGCCTCCTAGAACCTTGAGTCCTCGTCTCCAGCCTCAGCCTCTTCGATACTCTCGCTCTCATCGTCTTTTTCTTTATCTGCAAGCTTTATTGCCGCAGCTCGCAGAGCGTCCTGTTCATACATATCATCGTAGTAAGCAAAGCGCTGTTCGATTTCAGTATCCTCATTTTTCACCCAGCAGCGAACTTTAATTTCTTTCCCCTGCTTTGTTTTATATGTAACACTTCCCTCTTCACAGCCAAGATGTATAAGTTCCTCACGAAGGTTTGTACGTCCAAGCGTATATCTTTCAATTCTGAGATAGTCTTTAATTCCCTCAGTCGAAAAATAATACTTTCCGTCTTCCCTATAAACCTGACCTGCATTAATCATGTATGCTGCACCGTTCATAACCTGACAGTGTGTAAGGTACTTGATGATAAGCGTGTGAAGCTCATTCAGTTCTGTTGTATCGCTCTCTGCTGAAACCTCAATCTCACGCTCATTCATACCTTCCATACAGTGATTAAGAATATCTATCCACACATTATTCTTGACCTGCTGAGGCATCCACCCAAGCTGGTCAATACATTTTGTCTGAACAATAAGCTGATTGCGAAGTTCAGATGCATCCTCAAAGCGTACCATTTTAGGTTCCTTACCGGGTGCAGCAATTTCCCATAAATAGTACGGTATGCGGGCAAGTACCTTAGAAATCGGCCCCATGACATCAGCTCCGGTATTATCGTTCTGCTGCGGATTACTCTTCTGAACACCAGAGAACTGACGATTAGCGCATTCCCTGCGGTTACAGTAAGAGCACATAGGGTCATGCTTACAGGAGTAGTTCCATTCCTTACCGTTGGCAGAAGCATAGGTACTCTGTATTCCCTGCATATCCTCATACTGCAAAGGAGCTTCCATACAGTTATCAAGGTCAAGTAATTCAGGAAGATAATCATAATCTTTCCCGTACTTTTTCTTGAAGTAGACACAGGCGTGAAAGAGAAACTTATTTCTTCCTGCATTGGCATTGAGGGCACCTGTAAGGGCCATCATTTGAATACAGAAAGGAGCATCCGAGTATGGAAGCTTCTTAAAGGTCTCCTCCATTTCATCAAGTGTCGTATAATTCTGCTTGATATACTCCAAAGCTTTTTCGAGGCCTACGTAAGCACCGTCCATTGTAATCATACGGTTCATGGCTTTTCCAGAGGCTGCGTTGAAATAAGGCAGGAAGACACATTTACCGTCCTCTCCCGGAACTTCCGTTGCGTGCATAGGAAAGTATTCAACCTTGCTCTTGTGTTTGTCATCACAGTAAAGCATGTCAAGCCCATAAGTCGTGATGATTTTTTTGAGCATTTCGATTACTTTATCAGCGCTTTCAGGCTGCCTAAACATAAAGTAGATATGTAGCCCCGAGCTTTTAGACTGGTAAGCACAAAACTTCCATCCCACCTGATACATCCGCCTGATTAAGTGAAGGAACTTTCCCGCGTCCCCGTAAACATCAATATCAATTACGCCATAGTAGCACATATTGCGTGCCACAATGTTCCCGTTTTCATCCGTAACGTTGCACAAGGGCTCTATAGCGCAGCCCTGTTCACCGTTCAGGTGCATTCTGTACTCTTCAACGGATACAGGCTTTTTTGTCTTGTCAGTTTTACTTCTAGGATTTAAAAGTGCATAGAAAACACGACTTGCCTTATTTTTTCCTGAACTTTCTTTTTTGAATGGAGGTTTGTGTACTACAAACTTCTCCCGGCTTCCATGAAAAACAGCATAAAAGTCACGCAATAATTTTTCAGCATCTGCCATTCTAGTTCTCCTCTAAAGCACGCTTAACAGACCAGCCACGTAATAAACGACAGGAAATCAATTTCTCGTCTATGCCAAGCTCACGCCCCCACGCAGCTATAGATTGAGCTTTACCTTTATAACTGATTAAATGGTTGCTACTTCGGTTATTAGCCTGAACCTTTCGCGTCACCCAGCGACAGTTATCAGGAAAATAGCCTTTACTGTTATCAATACGGTCAAGCGTAAGGTCAGAAGCATAGCCATTCTCTTCTGCCCACTTCTTAAATGTAAGCCAGCCTTGTGTTACCAAGGCTTTACCTGTATTAACTCTACTACTATCCGCCCACTCAGAACAAATTGTTATTCCTCTAGCTCCATAATAGCTATAGGCATGGTTATGTAAGTTATTACATCTTGTTTTTAACCCTCTGTATATTCTATTTAGTCTTGAGTGCGTATCCATAACTCCCCCTAGCAGATAATATAGCTTTCGCCTGCTTTCAGACTCTTGAGTGCTACAAACTTTACACCGCATACTTCAAGAACCGGAAGGTGATGCTGGTCGCGATACTTAGAGCGGCTCCTTACCGCATTGTACTTAATGAATGTAAAGCCTGCGTATTCGTAGGTTTCCTCTGCTTTATCATATGAAATCTTTTCGTATCCAAGGCTGTCGGTCTTGTCGGTAATCTTTATAAAGTCTGCTACAACCTCATCCAAGTCCTGGACTACAGGAGTAAAAGCTCTATCAACTTCAACTCCTTTGACTTTTGCAGGCAGGGAGTAAACAATCCTGTCCATGATTGTTTTTGTCTTAAGGGAACCGTCCATTACCTTTCTCTGAATTGCGTCATCACCACAGTGAAGATGTGCCTTCAGAACTTCTTTAGAGTAGTAGATGTCCCCTTCTGAGATAATTTTATAATACAATTTCATTTCTCCTCTTACTAAAGTTATGGGATGGCAGGGAATTGAACCCTGCTATCGTATGCACGGACAGAAAACTTCCGACCGTCGGTGGTTCCTCCACCCGTTCACCCCAAAAATAACGGTGGGCTTAAGTTCAGGGCTTACCACAGTTCCTGAACCGGTTTCCACCTGCACTGGCTGTGCACCGCCTTTAAGGATGTGTCGCACCCTGCCTCAATTTTTGGTAGAAGGGCGTAGAGGCTTGACCTTCGGGCCGGTGAAGGGACTTGAACCCTCATCGTACATCATGTACTGCACCATTACCGTTCTCAGCACACACCCAGCAGCAAACTTGCAGCAAGGCATGCACCTTACCGGGTACACCGGCCTTGGAGCCGCCGTCAGGCTCCTGACAGACTAGAAGCGGACTTCCTGTCCGTCATCCTCATCAGCAATCTCTGCTACTGTTTTTTCAGCAGAAGGGAGATACTGTGAAATGTTCTGACGCTTTGAAACGAGTGTGTACTCATTGAAAGCTTTATACACTTCACCGTAGCGTGTGAGGACTTCCTGCAAAGTCTCTTTATCAAGACCGCCCTTTACAGAAGTAAGTCCTGTTTCAGGAGAGTAAGCGCAGTTGCGCTGTTCCTGTAACTCAAACTTAGGATAAAGGTAAGTACGGTTGTACTTTTCATTCTTTACTGCCTGAGCAGAAATTGAGAAGCGGAGTTCAGGAACAATCTTACTGTTGGCCTTGACGATTTTTTCAAGGTCATTGTAATATTTGTTTCCTGTACTTCTAAATGAAAGCACAACGCCTTCAAGGTCAGGAAGGTCATGCAGGTAAAGGAATACCCAATGTACCGGCTGCAATACGTGGCCATTGTTGAGAGGTCTGTCGAAGTTTCCTTCGAGCGGAACCTGCATGGCGTCCGTAGGGTGCCAGTATCCGACAGTCTTTGGCATATCTCCGGCAACAGCAGGTTTTTCAACTTCTGCGAATACCTTGAACATACCGATAACAGTAGCATCAACTACCTGTCCCAAACGTGTCTTAGACGCAGCGATTACAAGGTCGCGGGCCTTAGCACCCTTGATGTAGGCAGCATCCTCAGGAATAAGCTCGTTACTTGAAGGGTCAAGGATTTTAATCCACTGCAAGTTAGAGCCGCTTTCTGAACGGATAATTGCTTCTGCCTGAGCAGCCTGTGCAATCATAGCATTGAGGTCTGCTCCCTGTGTTGCTGGTACTCCAGCTGTTCCCTGCTTTGCAGGTGTTTTCTTTGTAGCCATATCAGCTACCTCCGTAAAATGGTATAAACGTAAAACGTAAAAACGTTCTTCGTTCCCGTATGGGGCGTTATCCCTGCTTCGGTCTTTGTACCCGGGAACGCACGCGACCTACATTCTGCAACTTAGGTGTGCAGTGCACCATATGGCACAGGCAGGAGTCGAACCTGCAACTTGCTCTCGTCGTTCTGAGGGCCCGGGCCGCTGCTTTTACCCATTAAGCTACTGTGCCAAAATAAAATGCAGGTCTTACTCTATTCTTCAACAAAACTTTCATTTGTCCCAATGGGGTTTGTGTGCCTGCATCGCATCAGGCTAAAAGCGATTAAAGCCTGATACTCGCTTTCGCTTGTGTACCTCCGGTGGATACACTCACCAACCTTCCCGAATGAAACTAGGTTACTGTGCTTCGACAGTAGTGGCACGGAGGGGAGTCGAACCCCTCTATTAGGAGAGGAGACAGAGCAAATCGGAAAGACTCTGCCGGGTGCAGCCGCTGCAAAACGTGCCATGCAAGCGGCCCTAGCCAAAGCTCTAAGAGCTTCCCAGTGGCTTTCACTCCTGCGCTGGGACGCAGAAGCAAAGCATGAGCCGCGCCTACTTTAAGCAGTTTAATGTCTTGCCTAGGACGCTAGGGAAGGGCAGGAGTCGAACCTGCATCGCTCCGGTTACGCTCACTGTAAATTTTAGTGGATCTACAGAGAGTGACGCCAGCGGCGTCCTGCCAATTAAACGACCTTCCCAATAATGCCTTCTGAGAACCACATGATGGCCAGTGTCGTTACAGGACTTAAGTAACGTATTGTCCGGGGTATGCTACTCACTGCAACCTTTAGACTACTTTGCAGCCCCTTGCATACATTTTCAACTCATCGTGTACCTACTCTGTCCACACCCTCGGCACACTACCTGTCGCCCTGTTCTCAGCAACAATCCTCGGCAAGGGAAGGAATTGAACCTTCATATTCATGACGCTAACCATGACGCACTACCTGTAGGCCGCTATGCATTGCTAACCCACCTTTATGCTACCTCGCCAAAAACGACAGGTCTTATTCTTCGGATATAACGGAGTTTCACCGCTTGCAACCCACTGTGCCTGTCAAGTAGCTACATACAATTAAGTGTAGCCTCAGTAATGCCCTTCGCCTATATCAACGGACACCACCCCAATACTCTGAAAGGTACAGAGAGTTATACGTTTACGTAGCACTAATCCCCTGCTAGAGGGACGGTATGTTCCATTTTTTATTAAGGTAGTCCATGTCTACATACAACTTTGACTCCTCTTGGTGGAGGTGGGAATCGAACCCACACCTACGCTCGGAAGGATTAAGCTAATCACCACAGTTAGACACACGTCCGACTAGCCTTATGCTCCTTAACTAGTATAGAGCAACTTATCTATACTCCACCGAGTGCCTATTGATTACATGTCCCCTATGCATACAGGCAATCTTTAGGGTGAGACTGTTCTGCTTAAGGCGGAACAGACAAGGCCTTATTTACCGCTCTTTGTAGGCTTACGTACCTTTGGAGCTGCCGGAGCAATAAACCCCGGTTTTTCATGGCGCTTAAGCCGGTGGGCCGTGCACTGAGTAATGCGCTTGTCATCGTGACTAAGCTTCATTTCAGCCATAGCCTTATAGAATACTACACCGTTCAGCCAGCTGTAAAAGCTGGAAGGTCTTTTCTTACCAATTTTCATTCCGTGTTTCATTTACCATACTCCTTAGAAATTTAAGTCCTCATCGTCTTCTTCTGTACCAGCTTCAAGAGAGTCAAGCTCATCAATCAGACCCTTCATTGTCTCATCAGTTTCAGCAAGCTTACGGTACAAAGCCATTTTCTCTGCTTCCTTAAAGCGTGCCTCAAGCTGTGCCTTGATTTCCTTTGCACGTCGTTTCTTTTCCTTTGCCTCAAAGTAATCGCTGACGTTTGCAAGACCAACCAAAGCCTTTGTTTTTGCTTTTGGTAAAGAACCGGCAGGCTTTTCATCAGGATTGAAAGCTATAGCCTTAATTACTTTAACAACCTTCAAGGCGTCCCAGTTTACATCATCCTTAAGGATGAGGTAGTCTTTTTCACTGATTAAACTATCTGTATCAATCCAGTAGTAATAATCATCTGTGTCAAAATCATCAGTTTCTGCATTATGAAACTTTACTGTAATGTGGTATCTTGTCATAGCTTCCTCCTAGAATACAGGGATTTCAGGTTCCTGTACTTTAATAACCTTCATCTTCACACCATTCTTTCTGAGTTCTCCGAAAATGCGGGTCAGTTCGTCACCAAGGTCTACCGGATACTCAAGTTCCAGTGTCATTTTCTTGTTGAGCCCAGGGAAATCTGTCTTTACAGGATTTACTTTTACACCCACAGTCACAGGCTCCATATTGTCAAAAGAAGCAGGAGCAGGGGAAGCCGGAGCTTCTTCCTTAGACTTATCAAGACCCTCAAGTCTTTCCTTTTCAGTTTCAATCTTTTCGATGATTACAGATGCAGCTTCGTACTGCAGCTGGTCTACATACATCTGAACGTTCAAACGTTCATCGCACTTGCAGGCACGTTCAATCATCCTGATGTCTGCCTCATGCTGGCGAAGCTCAGCAGCTTTTGCATTGAACTGTTCGCGCAAGTCCTGTGCGACAGCCTTCATGTCAGCAGTCTTGTTATAGTATTCTTTCTTACGTTCAGGCTCAAAGTCAATCTTGATTTCGTCTTTGAGGTCTTCAATGATACCGTCGATTGCAGCGTTTACCTGAGCCCTGCGCTTTTCTTCTTCCTTGTCCAGGATTTCATCGCACTGAGCTTCCATTTTGGCAATATCGTCCATAACTGCGTCTGCTGCTGTCTTGAACACGTCCATAGGGCCCTTATAAACAGCTTTAACATAGTCCTTAGTCTGCTTATCGAAGGTGTTCCTCCACCCTACGATACCCTTTTTAATTGCCCTGATTTTTTCAATGTTCGCCTCAGTCATTTCCATTTTGAGAACTGCTGCAAGGCGAAGCTCCAAGAACTCCTTCTGTGCTGCAAGTGTGTTGTCAGCAGAAGGGAATACAACTTCTTCCTTTTTTGGAAGGACGATAGCAGGAAGAGGAGACAAAAGTTCCTCGTCTGTAAGTTTCTTTGATTTTGTTTTTGCCGCCATAATTACCTCATTATTTTGTCTTGAAAGCTTTGTTTCTGATTTCAACAGTCTTTTTATCCAAAGCTCTGAATGTTTCGTCTACGTCGTCTTCTGGGCCGATTGTAGCTGTAAGACTTACGTCCATTGTTTCATAATTGCCAAGGTTGAACTTGCGCGTAAAAGTAACTTCTTTGATTTTCATAATATCTCCTTTAATTACCGTAAAGTAAAGCTTTTACATCATCTGCACTTCGCGGCAGAACTTTGTAGAACATTTCGTCCTTGGTGCAGATGCAGTAGCATTTACCAACTGTCTTTCCCTGCATTTCAAGCCATGTTTTATATGTGCCAAGCTGCCATGCAAGGTATTCAGGCTTAAAAGCTCCTGTCTTTATATCGAACAGGTCATAAACCTTATCATGCTCCACAACTATATCTATAGCCGAGGCATATTTTCCAAAATCCGTTATAAGAACCTCACTCATAGCCAGTGCGTTCATATCACAGTCTGAGTAACGTCTTGTAAGTTCCTTCTTTACCCAAAGAGCTTTAGGATGTATGGTGTTCATAATACCACTGTCTATCCACTCTTGAATCCATTTATGAACCTGACTTCCTTCGTCACAGCGTTCAACCACAAGGTTTTCTGCGTCCTTAAAGTTCAACTTCATACGCTCGCAAATCTTTGTGGTTACGCCGGATAAAGTATGCCCGCTCCTCGTATAAATGTGTAAGGCCTCATTAAAGGATACCCCAGGTGCCAGAGACACACGTCCCTTACCTACATATAGCATTTTCCGCCTCCTGATATTTTTAATATATACCTCCTGTATGAAAATTGAATATTACTTTGTTTCAAAAGCTCGTTCAACTGACCAACCACTCCTAAGCCTACAATACATTTTAACATAAGACAGTTTCATTTCTCTGCACCACGTAAGCAAAGGTTTAGTAGTACCTCTGTATGTCAAACGGACAGTATTGCATTTATTGAGTGTTTGTTCTTGTGCCGAAATCCATCTGCAATTCTCAGGACTATAGCCGCCGTTTACATCGATACGGTCAATCGTCAGTGTATCTGTGTATCCGTGAGTTAGTGCCCACTTGCAGAAAGTATCTCGGTTATTTTTCCACTCATCACATATAGATATTCCTTTTTTGCCATAGTATTTATAGCTTAGAATATAAGGCTTATAGCAACGTTGTAGCATACCGTAATAAATACGTTGAAGTCTTATAATATTAGCTACACTTACCGTGATACCTAACTCTCGGCTCCACTGTATTGCTATGTTTTGCTTATCAGAAAAGCTTAACCTTCTCTTTATCATATCTTTAGTATATCCCCTAAAAACACTAATGTCAAGAGCAAAGTGCAAAACGTCAATTATATTTTTGCAAGTTTTCCCAAAAAAGCATTCTGTCTCCATGTAGGAAAACTTCTACCTCTTGAGTGGTCTTTCAAATCTTCAATAGCTGATAATGCTGTCTTAGGCAGGGCCACAAACTTCCAGTCACAGGCCTTAGGGCAGAGGATACCTATGTCGCCACAGATTGTGTATGGTGAGTATCCGTTGAAGCCCATAATGTCAAAGAACTTCCACATATTAAACCATGCTCCAAAGGCAAACGTATGCCAGCCTGCAGGGTCATCGCAGAATACATACTTGCTGTCACCAAGGTTTTCAGCAATAAGGTCGAATAAAGCCTGATAGACAAAATCCTGTCTAAATATACGGGATATATCCTTGTCTTCAATGGTCATGCCTAAACGACTGTAAATGTTCCTAAGGGCCTGCTTTGCAATCTGCAAAGGAATTGCCTTGAAAATCTGTGCAAAGTCATACCGCCAGAGCATAAGGACATACTCGCTTTCAGAGTAGATAAGCTCCTCCACGGCATAATTTGCATTGAACTTCCAGCAAAGCTCTGAGATATAGCCTCCCTCATCATCATCAGAAACAGCTGAGCGGTAGCGGCCCTGTAGCAGGATTTCTGCAAACTTTACTTTGTCTTCATTCGTAAAAACACCGGATGAGCTGAAAGCGTCACTTATGGCCGCGACGTCTGTATCCAAAGGTTTATCCCATTTTTTATTCCAGTACTCGATTCCAAGCTTCATTTATACTTCAACCTCCTCAATATCTGTGCATAAATGTAAAGGCCTTACATGGTCATCAGGGTCTTCAAACGAGTCCAAGTAGCGTTTTTCTTCCCAGCGTGCCATATCATATGTCGAAGCCTCTATCTTATGAAGTATCCGCTCAGGCTTTCTGTCATCATAAGCTTTCACGATATATTTTACTTCCACATCACGTACCCTTACATGAATATGTGAAGGTTTTGAACCGTCATCACAGTCAATCCAGGCACTCAACATAGACTGAGCCTTTTCCCATGCAAGGTCATGCGAGGGACACTCAACACGCTCCATAACCTTTCCTTCTTCCCTGTCGTCATAAAGTTCTGCATAGTGCTTAGTCATGCTTATTCCTCCTCAGGTCAGGGGGCAGCTTTGAACAGTCTTGTGATGAAGACGCTTACAACTCACGTCACTCCCGTACCGAAGGCTCTTAATGCGACTGTAATAAGCTCGCGGCCCTTAGGATATTCACAGTTGACTGCTCAAAGCTGCCTCTGACTATATTACTTCTTTATCACAATAATTAAATTGCCGTTTCGCTCATCGCAGACAATATCCTCAATATCCTCAAGAACTTTCTTATCTTTGTTCTCGATGACTATATCCTTATCCCAGTCAGGATAGTTGCGTAACAAATCAAAAAACTGTCTCACTTTCATAGCTTAGTCCTCCTTATGCAATTTTCTCATATGCCTTTTTCATAGTGATATATTCCTTAGCTCTCATAAACAAAGGCTTAAGCCCTATATTTATATAGCACAGCACATCGTATCTGTCTACGTTTACCGAAAAAGGTATGAATACATAGCCTTTTTCTACCAAGTCCCTGATGTCTTCAAGAGAAAGCGCTGTGATATCGTAGGAGTAGCCGCACTCCCAGAACTGTCTCATATTAAGCTGCAAATAAGGTGATGAGAACACCTTGTCAAGGCACTTTTCAAGAGTCATTTTATCTACACGATGTTCCCCGTTCCAGCTCTGATACGGTACACCTTTGAACTTATACACATTGAACTTTTCCATAACTCCTCCTATCCTGAGAATAAAAAGGCAGGGAGAAAGCCCCCTGCCGGATATTTATGCTGCTTCTTTTAATGTTATGCCATGCTTATCGCATACATACTTTATTACTTCTGCCTTTACTTCCTGAGCTTTCTTTATTGCCTCAGCCTCACCTTTCTTTGACTGACGCTTTACTTCATTGAGGAAGTAACGCACGCCTGAAAAGCCCTGATAACTTACTGTGTGTGCCGTCTCCACAAGAGGGCTTACTGAAAGGTAGTAGCCTCTCTTTTTGGTATCCCCTGTGGCCCATGAGTAACCGCCGATGTCATAAAACACATACACTTTGAGTACGTTACACTCTACGTCACGTCCATTGTTACATGGAAGTTTTTCCGACCAAATATCTGCCATATCTTTCCTCCTATGGTTTATCTTTTACAGAATTATTTTTGTAAGGTCATCCCGAAGGTGGCCTAAAAGCTGCTTTTCCTTATCTGAAAAATCTATTTTCTGATAGGGACAGTCAGCTATCTTATCCAAAAGCGGCCTATAATGAGCCTTGAAATAGTAGTAAAACTTTTCCGGCTCATTATCCCACTGTGACCAGTCAGGGACAAAATCCCCCTTGTCATCAAGCATTTTCTTCCTCCTCTTCTTCCTCATCGCTGATACCGAGCGCCCCGAAAATCCAATCGTCGTCAAAACGCAGAAGGTCATTTACGTCTTCTTCCGCAGGCATATCGCCGCTGAAATACTCTTCAATCAGGGCCACAAGCTCCTGACCTTCGCCAGCGTTAATACACCTATCTACAGTCTCCTGGCCGCCTGACCACCATTCATTATGCAGAATATCAATGTCCTTTTTTACTTCCATATTCACCTCCTAAAAAGAGCTTTTATCCCCTGTCTTTTTGAAAGCAGGCTTAAACTCAATATGCTCCGCTACCACAATGACTCTTGCACATCTTCTTCCGTCGCATGAGTAGTACTCCTGCTTAAGCCTTCCGACAATGCGGACTTCCTGACCTTTTAAACCATGTTTTGTGTGACCGTTATTCCCAGTAAGAAAATCAGCTATAGTACCGAAGGCCTGAACTGTAAAACGTGACTCTTCCTCTACTTTCTCGCCTGCCGCATTTTTATAAAATCTTTTTACACTGATTACAATCTCAGTAAATCTTCCGTGCAGGCTTTCCTTAAGCTCTGCGTCAGCGAGTATTTCACCTTCCAAAACAAGTGAGTTTATCATGTTCATATTCTCTATCCTCCTAAAGCCATGAATGGCTTAAATATTCCTGATACGGATACTTTTCATAGTCAGGGTAAGCACTCATATAAAGCGAGTAGGCAAGATGAAAGCCCATATCCATTCCGCAGCCTGGCACCTTTCTTTCACGCGCTATGCAGATTATACCAGGCTTTCCGTCGTCGCTTATGTAAGGGACATAAGCAGAGATATAGCGTGTCATTCCTGAACTTGAGACATGGTCAAGAACAGTGTAAATCTGAACTGTTCCCGCCTGTTTCAAACTTCTGTCAAATACTTCCTTAAGTGCTTCTGTTCCCAGTTCCCAATTACAATATTTTTTCATATTTCATCCTCCTTAACAGGGTTTATCCTCTATATTTAGGGTTTTCAGCTCTCATGGCCCCGAAAGTCCATATACACTCTACCAGAGCCCACCAGTAAAGGTCATCCAGAGTACGAGTTCCGCGAAGCAGGAAAGAAACATTTTTTGCCTTTACCCATTCCCTGGCAAGCTTTTCAGTCTCATAAGTAATGTATTCCACGCTCAGAGGAAGGCCCCTGAGATATGAGTCTACATCCTGCAAGTTTATGCGCGGCTTATAGTTATACACCCTGTAGATGTCATCAGCAACCTTCTGAAAGGAAGTGAGATATTCCTCATCAGATAAAACTCCGTCAAGGTATGACTTTACACGGTCAAGATAAAAATGTGACTTTGCCATAAACTTACCCCCTAGCCGAAAAGTTTCATAAAGATTTCACGGGCCTTATCCTCATCAGGGTAAAGACGCCGCGCCTGGACTGCTGCCTGTGCATCATAAACCGTTATGACCTTACCGGTCAGACAGGCTTTACCGCCACCCAGTAAGTCCTTTTCCATGTGTTCCAAAGTAAAATTACTCATTTTTCACGCCTCCTTATTGCGTTTTTATAAAAACTGTCTACTTTTTTAAACAGTCACCTATGTAGTGGTTTTCACTATACAAACACCTATACAAGACTTTCTGCCTTGTATAATGTGTTTTGCAGCTTTAAATGTGATTTTTCGTAAATCCTTATAAGATAAAGAATTACATTTTGTCCGGACAAATTTTGTAATATATGCAAATAGTGTTTATTTTATACAGAAAATATATACCTTCTTTTCTGTATTTCATAAGAGGTAAAAATTAAAAATTTTTTAAAAGGATTTATATACCAAAAGAATTAAGGTATTAGATAGGATATTATGATTATATATCATTATACCTATAGTGTCAAATATTTAATAAAAAATATTTATAAGAATAAATATTAAATAAAATAATATAGATATAGATAGTATAGAGAAAAATTATATTGTATTAAATATATTTATAAGGAGTAAAATAATTAATATTTTTACGGAAAAAATAAACACTGTTTGCATATATTACAAAAAAAGTCCAGACAAATAAAAGGGCGGGCTTTCCTCCTGCCTTATTCCCTGCTATCTGAGCCTTACGCCTCTTTTCTCTGCCTGTTCCCTGAGCCGCTGTAAAGCCTGTTCCATAGGCGTTCTGGGAGGCTGCGAGGCCTTTACTCCCTGAACATAACGGCGGCATGCCTCATCATTCGATAAGGCCTTTCTGAGTGCCTCCATTGCTTCCATGTCCTTTCCTCCTATAACACTGTTACATGCCATCCGCCGGCTTCTGTCTTAGTTCCACTATTTAGAACTTCCTTTCCGTTCCTTACAAACATGAGGTTAAAGTTCCTGATGACTGCTGAAACCGGAATATTAAAAGCTGCAAATACTGCGTTGAGTCTTGAGGTTGTTGTAGGTGTTGAATATCCGCATGAGCTTACACGGATTGTTCTAGTTTCCGTACTGCCCTCAGCTATGCAGTTTCCCCATAAAACGACGCGGAACTTGCTCCCGTCCCATTCTACCCTGTCCCTTCCCTGTCCTGACTTGAAGTCCTTTTCAGCCCTTAAGGCTGCAATAATATCCTGTTCAATTTTTCTCATATTCTTTCCTCCTTTTACCTTTGAGATTCTGCATTGAAGTTTTTATTCACGTGTATCAAGTGCACTTTTTGTCTTGTATGCAATGACGACTTCATCTTGAAATATTGTCATGCTCAGACGCTCATATTTAGTATGCAGGGAACCGTGCCAGTACGATACAAGCGGCTCGTTTATGCTATTACTTGCGTCCGGCTTAAACATTCCCTCAGCCTCAAGTTTTCTACACTCTGAAATCCATTTGTCGTGCTGCTCGGCGCTTACAGGGATATAGTACTTCTTGAATGACAAAGAGTCATTTACCGCTTTTTCTATCCCTAAAGTAAGGGCTAGGTTTTTAAGTGTTTTAGCTTTTAACATGCTTGTTTCTCCTATATTGAGATTTATATTATTACGCCGTTAGCGGCATATATTACACGGATTTGATATAAGACTAACTATCGTTAGTTTTTATAATGACTAACTAACGTTAGTTTTATTTTTGGTGTGTTCGTGTTCATGTTGTGTTGTCGTTTTGTTTTCGTGTTATGTTGTGTTGTTGTGTTGTTCTTGCGACACTAATATATCAACTTCTGGGCCTGGATAAAGCCACGCAAAAACAAAAATATTTTAAATATTTCTTGAAGTTTTTTGTAAGTCTATATAATATAATAAATTATATTAATATAACTTTTTTCAATAATTTTTATTTTTTGTTTGACATTATTTAAAATATCACCGATAATAGAGTTATCGGGACAAGCGTTGCTTGTCATGGATAAATTAAACTATATATAGAGATAGGTATTTTATGAGAAATTACATGGAGTTATTGAAACTTAAAAACGGGTCGGATGGTTTTGATAGTTATGCTATCAATTTTTCAGGAATGGACGAATCAAAACAAATTGATTATGTTTGGAATAAGTTCACAAGTTACGCAAAAAAACGGGCAAAATACTTTTTTAAAAAGCATAGCATGGATTTGTTAGAATGTGAAAGCTTTATAAGTTCTGGATTGTTCGACTTATTTTTGAATAAGAAAAAAAATCTAATTAAAAAATATGGTGATTTTTCAGCCGTGAATTATTACGCTTTAAAGCGTGTTTTTACATGGCTAAAAATTACGGTTGCTAAAGTAAACTATATAGAAGGTGGAATATACCTGAACACAAGATGTAAATTACCCGAATCTGAAATTAGTTTTAAGGATTCAGAAGGCAGCGTTTACAAGTATGTCATTCCCGCAATTAATCGACATGATACGCTTGATAAAACTATCACAAAAACTATACCAACACAAAATATGGATTTAATAGACATTTTGCAACGTGTTATAAATCGTGAGTCAAGAGCCGAACAAAAAATACGCAACGCTATTTATGAACTACAGGTTAGAGAAAACATTACAGTACAAAATAATTCTAAAGACTATATGACAGAATTTGAACTAAAAGAAGTTCGCAGAATGGAAAAAAAGCTGCTTGAAGAATCAAGAAATACTTTTGTAAAAGTGCAAGAACTCACAAGATTATCGGGCCATTATGCTACACCCGAAGAAAGTTTGATTAATAAATGTGAACATGAAAAAAGTTTACTTTTAGCAGGCGGCGAGCGTTTCAAGAATATTCTTGAGAGTAAAAAACCAGTTGACAAAATAGAGCGTGAATTTTTGCGACGCTGGAAACATCACAACGGCTGCAGCAATGTAAGAATCGAAGACTTACGCGAATACTTTTTAATGTAGCTTAGTTTTTATCGGGTAATATTTCCTTGTAGAATTGTTACCCGATTTTTTTAGGCGAGAGGACATACCGTTGTCCCCGCGCAAAAATTTAAATTTCGCAGGATAGCTAGTCAAACGTATAGTTTAATAGTCTATGCACAGTTTGGCTCATAAATAATTTCCTTTCAAAACCCTTACCCTAATATTTTCCGGGCTTAAGACCACCCTTTGTCAGGTGCGGGATTTTGCGGGTTTTTTCCTGCTTTTTGAAACATTTTGTGTATATTTTGCATAAAAAACCATTAAAAATGTGTAAAAATGAAAATCTTGAAAATAATGAAAAACTGTGAGAAAATATGCGTATGGCGGCAAATAAAGCAAAAGATACAGAAGACAGTTTCAGACAGCTCGTACACAGGTGCATTGAGGCATATCGTGACCTTATGAACGTTGGAATGGCTTTGGACTTGTGCCGTGTATCAGGAAAGCAGCGCACTTTCATTATGCGTGATGCTGAATTTCAGACAGAAACCCGTGCTATAAGGGCTGAAAAATATAAACAGGAGCTTGAAGAAGTTCAGGAGATTTACGAGGCTGCTTCAAAGCTTGGAGACTCAGGCGGTTACGAAGGTGACGACGGACGCGATGTAAAGGGACGCAAGAAGTCAAAAGTCGGAAATGACAAGGACGCACTTGGAATGCAGCTTAAGGCTGCCTCTATGAGGCGTGAGCTTATGTCTTTAACCGCTGAGGATAATACCGATAACGAAGAGTCAACATTGAACTTTTTCTTTACGGCTCTGACACGTGAGGAAATGGAACAGCTCAAGGAAGTTGAGGTTAATCACGGAACAGGCGATGACTCAGCTTTAATGGCTATGGGCGGTGAGGACTCAGAGGAAGACGTTGCTGCCAAAGCTAAGAAACGTAATGAAAAGAATAAAGAACTTACGGGAAGTAACCTTACGGAAAGCATAAAGGATATGACGCCTGAACAGAGGGAAGAGCTTATGATGGCCCTTGTTTCTGTGGAGGGTAAATAATCAGACGGAGGATTATTTTATGAGTAGTAATACAGTGTTGCTCCTGCCTCATCAGGAGCGTTTCATACAGTCACCGGAACTTTTCCCCGAAGTGAGGTGGCACTTCCTGCTTGGTGGTTACGGTTGTGGGTAAAACCCGTAGTCTTGCTATCTCTGCTTTAAAAATCATAGAGGAACTTGACGGAGATAAGGATGAGGGTGGTCTGCACGCTAAAATCATTGTAGCAGGTTATACATACGCTCATCTTGAGCAGACATTCCTCATTGATTTCAGGGCCTACCTTGATAACTCTAAAACTCCATACCATGAAGATACAAAAAACCACATCTTTACTGTAGGAACAGTACAGGTAGTTCTCGTACAGCTTCTGGAACCGGGAAAGATTTTTGGTCAGTCTGTTTACTGCGCACTTTGTCTCGATGGAACTTTATCGAAGATATTGACGAAGTCAACGAGCGGTGATATACTGTATAAGAAGCTTAAGGATATTTCCGTAGGCGATACAGTACTCACCCGATATGGATGGCGAAGAGTAATCCGTCATATCAATCAGGGAAAGAAGAAGGTTATTGCTCGTCGTGGATTTGTCGGAACTCCTGACCATAGCGTTGCTGCGGTTGGTGGTTATATTGAGCTTCAAGATATTAAGGGACAGGGTATCTACTCTGTTTCCACAAAGAAGGTGAAGCTATGGGAAAAGACAAACCAAGCGGTCAAAAGCTTAAAGAGATTGTTGAGTTTGACGGAAGAAAGTATTACAGATACCCTCTGTCAGAGCAGTCAGTCACAAGAAATTATTTCCACAGTGATGACGGTAAAGCGTTACATATCGCTATTTGGGAAAAAGCAAATGGGCCTGTCCCAAAAGGATGTGAAATACATCACAAAGATTGTAACCCTTTCAATAATGCTCTTGAAAATCTTGAGTGCCTCACAAAAGAAGAACACAGCAGAAAGCACAGTGAGTTCGGAAGTCGCATCAAAGCTCGGATTGGCTCTGACAATGTCACAGAGCTTAAATGTGATGTATGTGGAAAAACTTTTGAAGGACATAACATCGGAAACTTATACTGTACCTGCTCTGAGCAGTGCACTGCCAAGGCACGCAGAATTACTACAAGGTATCTTAGATTTATTCAGTATGGTAAAAGGCAGCAGGAACGTAAAGTACACAATGACGAAAGACTTTGTGAATACTGTGGCAAACCTTTTACACCTGTTCGACGAGATGGTAGATTTTGCAGTCAGCAGTGCAGAGACGCTTGGGCTTGGAAGAACGGACTTACCACAATCCAAAAGAAAGGATACCGAACCGTTACCTGTGCCGTATGTGGCAAAGAGTTTCAGACCCGTGGAAAGAATACTCGACTCTGTTCACGGGCTTGTATCAACTTTGTCAGGTGGCACCCGGGAAGTGTATGATATTACAGTAGAGGACTGTCACGAGTTTCTCACATCTTGTGGGTGGGCGAAAAACTGCGATGAGGTAGACGAGCTTCCAGAAGACGTTATGATTGAGGCTATGAAGTCTGTCTCGCAGCGTGTACGTCAGATTATGCCTGAGCACCGCTCTCCTTACATTATGTCTGCCTCTACGGCACAGGGTATGAAAGGCTTTTACAGGCTCTACTGTCACTATAAAAAGTCAGGCATCGGTTTTGTTCTGACACGTGCGCGTACGCAGGATAACTGGTACCTTCCTAAAGAGTATATTTTAGACCTCTGGAAAAACTTTACGCCTACAGAGCGCAAGGTTTATATGGAAGGTGCCTTCCTCTCTGTTACACAAGGAAGAGTTATTCCTGGCTTTGACTGGGACAGAAACTTTATTCCTGAAAGCGACATGGACTTGGAGCTTCTTCCGGGAGAGCGTATATACATTGGTTTTGACTGGAACACTGGTTATAACAGAGGTTCAGCATGGGTCGCAAGGAACGGAACTATCTATTGTGTGAAATATTACGACTTTCCTGACCCGATGGAGGCTCCTAAGACTTTCAGATATGATTTTCCTGAACAGGATATATTCTGGATACCGGATGTTACGGCAAAGGACAGCTTTCCGCATTACGGCAGGGAACTTCGCAAGAATGACGTCCACATTATTTTCAGGTCTAAGTCACCGCTCGTAGAGGACTCGTGTTTCCTTATATCAAAGCTGTGTGCTCAGGGGCGTATAAAAATCACCTCTCAGGCTAGAGAGATTGCTGAGGCGTTCTCTACTGCCTCAAGGGATAAGGATAATAAAATCCCTAAAGGTGTAGGCCCTAACTCCCCTATCCATGCTATAGACGGTGCACGCTACGCCTGCTCTTACATGGCTATGGTTCTGCCTGAATTCAAGGATATCAGGCGCGGCATAATGTCTCACCTTGCCTCTTTCAGGGCAGGGGCAGAGGAAATGGAGGAGCGTCTTTCTGCCGTCGCCGACCTTGGTGCAGGCTACTCACGCATAGATGGCAGGGCATTCAGCAGCTAACGTGAAAAGTGTCTTATTTTTAAGACACTTTTCATAATCAGCATTCTGTCACCTCCAACGCAGTAGCAGGAGCATTGAGTCAGAAAGCTAACTGGAACTTAGGTGTGCAATTTGTTTACTTTGAACCTCGTCAGATAAACGATATCGGCTATCTGTCTGATTTTTTACGCGCTCAATTTGATAATCACGGTGTTAAGCTTATTCTTTACTCAGTAGGGTGGGAGGATTATCAGTCTTATCCGTATGCAGGCTCTATGGGATATTTTATGTATGGCGGTGGGTCAGCAAGAGCATACGGGCAGGCAAGACGTTATTCAGAAAACAATTTTGCACGTGCAATAACTTGGACTGATAAAATTACACCCGATAGGTGTAGTGGGTGGGTAGGTATTTAATTAAACTCATCAGCAATTTTATAAATTCTTATCTTCACAGGAATTACAGACACGCCTTTACTGAGATATATTCTGATTGAACCGTCTCCTGTATCATGAGGACGTCTTTGATATAGCAACTGAACGGTTGCTTGGTTTGGTGCATGACCTGCTTGATTAAAATAGATAGTTGATGAATGACCGTCATTTGTTGAACCCGCGTAAAAGTACATCACAAAAGATACATATTCAAACCAAAAATATGCAGCATCATGTATTTTTAAAACAAAAAGATAAGTTCCACTAGGAATATCGTTATGAGTTACAATATCAGTCCAATCAGTTACAGGTACATTTCTTGTATATTGTGTATATAATTTTATACCACCACTTAGAAAATTACCTGCTTGTATCACCCCTGCTACTGCGCTTGAGGTGACAGAATGCTGATTACCGGAAGTAACCTCATCTACAGGCTCAAGGCTGTTACATTTTTCATACACCGCACCTGAGGTTACGGGGAGGGAAGACCCCTGTAT